TGTGGGGTGCCGACCTGCGGGGTGCCAACCTGTGGGGTGCCGACCTGCGGGGTGCCAACCTGTGGGGTGCCGACCTGTGGGGTGGGCTTCTAATCTCGACCCCATCAGGCAGTGGCCACCTTGTGCCAACACCAGATGGCTGGCGCATCACTATCGGGTGCTGGCGCGACAAAACCCTCACCGACCTTGCTGACCTGATTGCGGACAAAGTGGAGTGGCCGGAATCGTCGGGTGAAGAGCGTGAGCGTCGCCGCCCGATTCTTGCCGCAGTGCTGACTCTTGCCGAGGCGCACACCGTGTATCACGCGGACAAGTTGGCGGCTGTTGTTGCCAAATGGAAGGAAGGTGGGGAGTGATGGGTGACGAGTACACGCCGACGACGGAGCATCTCGCCCATGCAATTGGCGAGTGGGCATACCGGGTTGGGCACCCCCAAAATGGTGATTTCCCTGAGATGCTGGCCGACGATGGAGAAACGATGCTTGCGCGTTTCTTGGAAGCCCATGACCGTGAGGTTGCGGAGAAGGCATGGGATGAGGGGTTCGCGGATGGGTTCAATTCTGATGATTACAAAATGACCAACCCCTACCGTGAAGGAGCGAGCGAATGAGCCGAACTGATGTGCCGACACTCATGTGCGACAGGTGCAAAACGACCACGCAAGACCTGAGTGAAATGGGGCGGTACGCCAAGTTGAGGCACGGCCACATGGAGGGCATGACCGAATGGGACTTGTGCCCGACCTGTTGGGGCGAGTTCACCACTTTTGTTGAAGGAGCAACCTCATGACCACCCTTGACCTTGACGCGATACAGGCAGACCTCAACCTGATTTTCGTTAGCGACGGCACAAGCGGGAGCAACAAGGTGGCCCGGCTCCTCAACGCTGTTCCCGCGCTGATTGCCGAGGTCAAGGCTTTGCGGGGGAAGGTTGCGGAGGTGGAATCACTGGCTCAACAAATCGCTGAGAACGCAGAAGTGAACTGGGAGGAAGACAACTTCGGCGCAGGACAACAGCAAGCGGCCAACCAAATTCTTGACTCCCTCCAATCTGACACACCAACGACAGGAGAACCGGAATGATCGCAACACTTTTAGTAGTTGCCCTAACCCTTACGGGCGGCAGCGATTCACCAACGCCCTACACCGTTGAACAGTCTGGCATCACTCTCCCGGCCGGCGAAGTGCTTGAGGACAATGGACACATCAACGTTCGTACAGAATCCGGCACATTCAACCTCCATGCTGAATCAAAATGTATCGAGCGCGATGATGCCGAGTGCGCTGGAGCTCGTCATGAGCAAGCGCAATTCATCGGTCAGTCGTTTATCCCCTGGAGTGCGTTCGGCCTTGTGTCGCCGTTCTGCGTCGAGTGGGTTCAGTGGAGCGGAGCGTCCGAGCACTTTGGTGAAGGGGGTCAGTCTCCAGTGTGCGTTGGAACCCCAACGCCGGAGCCAACTCCGACCGAGACCCCCAGCCCCGAACCGACGCCCACCCCTGAGCCAACGCCAACATGCAACCCAGATGCAGAAAATCCAGAGTGCCTGCCGAACGAGCAGCCGCCGATCTGCTTGGATGGCGAAGAAGTAAGCAACAACGTTTGCGTGCCGCCAGACGAGGCGTGCCCCGAGGAGGGCGGCTGTGAACCACCGAAGCCGGTTGCGCCCGTGGATGACTGCGATGGAACGAGCAAAAAGGTGCTAGCCTGCACTGGAGACGAGCCGTGGCTGGCAGTGCTGATTGGAGTCACACTGGCAGTTATAGGTGCCACCGCAGCCTATTTTGGTAGCCCCAGACGCCAACCGCAGCACCGCGCATAGAGAAGGAGGAAAATCATGAGCTACGAAATAGACCCAAGCAATGACTATGCGACAGGGGTAGATGAATCTTTTAGCGAGGAGGATGCTTACAACGCAACATGGGAGTTCGAGGGAGCAACCGGGATTGCGGCATGGTTCTCACTAAACAAGCAGGGCGCATACGAGTTCGAGACAACCGACGGCTTCACCTGCGAATACCCGTGGGAACTTGACGCTTATCGTCCGCGCGACTCCCAAGCGTGAAGTTCCACTATCCTGACGACCGCACGTATGTGTGGACGACACCGATCTTCCGACCGGAACAGGTCGAGTCGATCGAGACAATGATTGAAGAGCTCACCGACGGTAGCATGGGGGTGTTGCAGGCTTCCACGATGGGGGTCGGTAAAACCGTCATGCTGTCCGAAACGGTGTCACGCCTCGGTCTTGAGCGCGTGCTCTATGTCGGGGTAAAAGAAACATTTGACGAGTGGCGCGACACGCTGGCCTTCCAGTCGGACGATGCAATTCAGTTGCGAGCCATGAACAACGACAACAAGGCGGGCAAGGCAGCGTTCGAGGATTTTGTGAACGGAGCGCCCGGACATTTCTTCGCCGGCTCGCAGTTCCTTGCCACCCAAGACTGGACGCGAGTGCCCGTGCTTGACAAGGAGACAGGCCTCCGCATCCTCGACCGCAAGCCATCAACACAGGAGTTGATCCTGAAGTCATATCGGGGGATTGGCCCACGCCTCCAGCCGGTCTGGAAAACGCGCCGGAAGCACTTGAACCGCTACCGAAAAATGCGACCTGTTGATCTACTCGTGTTTGACGAAGTGCATCTAGTCAGCAACAGAAAGTCGAACGGGATTGGAACCATCCGATCGATACCGACCGCACGCCGGGTCGGCATGAGTGGGACATTCTTTGGCACCAAGTTTGCCAACGCCCACACCGTGTGCCGCTGGATTTGGCCGGATGAGAAATACGGCATCGACCCGAGGCTTGACTACTGGATCGCTCAGTGGTGCTCGACCGAGACCATTCGCGCCACTGGCGGCCGAGAAGTTACGCAGGTGACGGGCGAGCGAAACCGTGGGGCGTTTGTCGCATCCTTGCCGTGCTACATCCGGCTTGAGTCGGCAATTGGCGAGGCGCCGAAGCCAGAGATTTTGACTGTTGACCTGAGCCCCGAAGAGTATGTGAACTACCTCCAAGCGGAGGAGGAGAGCATGATGTGGCTCCAGTCGCACACCGATCTTGAGCCGATTCTGGCGAACCTGCCAATTGTGCAGCGCCAGTTTCTCCGCTCGGCAACGCTCGGGACGATGGTTCTGCGGGACGGCAAGATTGCCTACGACGCAGACAGCCTCATTTCCACCAAGGAGGCGGGACTCGCTTCGGTGTTGAGGAGACCAGACTGGGCTGGTAAAAGCGTGTTGATCTACGCAGAGGATAAAAGGATTTTGCGCACCATAACCGAGCGCATGAAGCGCAACGGATTGAGTGTGGCGATGTGGTCAGGCGACGTCTCATCACAAAAGCGCCGGGAGATGAAGCGAGCGTTTATCGCCGGCGAGATTCAATACATGACCGCGGTGATTAGCGCGATCGGCACTGGGACGAACAGGCTCCAGAAGAACTGCTCCCGCATTGTCTGGCTGGGCGAGTCGGAGAGCTCGAAAGACAACGACCAGGGCGTGAGCCGCATTTGGCGTGACGGTGGCAACCTTGAGGATTTCCAGCACGTCAAGCTCGTTGCGCGAAATACTATTGACGAGGAAATTTTGGCACGCAATGCTGTGTCCAGCAAAAACGCCCTAGAAAGTATGCGCGTTGCCGTAGACGTAGCAGCAGTCAACTAGTACCATTGGATCGAGACAGAGGAGGAATTATGTATGAACTACAAGCGGCATTGGCCGTAACGGGATTTTTGCTTTTGATTGTGGGTGGGGTTGTGCTTTGCTTCGCAATTGACCACAGAAACGCTACATTCCGGTGGCTTTCTGGTTGCTCTTTTGCACTTGGCTTACTCTCGCTTCTCGCCTGCGCATGGGTTCCGGTGTTCGCATGACCACCAGTAAGCCTGACGTTCAGGCACTCATTGAAGAAGCGAAGCGGGTGCGCCAAGAACTACAACAGGGTGCGAGCTTCCACGAAACGCTTGGTCAAAACGCGCCGACAGCCGAGAGGATGCGACGAGCTGCGTCGTTCCTCAACAATGTGGCCGCCGCTCTGTCCGCCCTGTCGGGTGAAACAGAAACCGAATGGGCTGTACGCGCAAAGGGGGATAGCGAACCGTGGACCGATGTGTCTGATGACTTTGACTGGCTGGCCGATAATATGCCGGGCTTTATCAATGAGGATGCCGAAATCGTTCGCCGTCGCAAGGCTGGCGAGTGGGAGGTGGTCGTGTGAGTACCGAACAAGAAGAACGGTTGCGGTCAATCATTGAGCGTCAAAACCGAAGGATAGAAATTCTTGAGGCGGAGAATCGCAGGCTCTCAACTCGGCTCGATACGGCGACATTCAGGATCGTTTCGGAGCTTGAACCACGCATCTATCAAGAGAAACGCAACTATGACATCCACGTCACAAATCCCGGGAGGGCCAAGTCGTGAGTACCGAACAACGAGACAAAACAGCGATGAAGTCGTGGGAAGTCACAGAAGCAGCGTGGATTGCGTTCGACTCTGAGCCGCACATAACTAACGCCATACAAACCGTTTACGAAGCAGGAATGCGGGATGCTCACGCCGCAACCATGCCCGACCGGGAGGCGCTGGAATCAAACATCAAAGAGTCGCTAATCGCTAGCGGGTGGGTTGACCCATCGGTTATCAGGCCGCATTGGGTTGTGAAATGGTCTGCCATTGCTGCCGACGCAGTTCTGGCGTTGTTGAACAAGGAAGGAAGTAACTGATGGCTGTCACACCAGACCACATCAATATCACCATTGATGAGGATGCACTGCGAGCTCAAATTCGCGGCATCCTCCGCTCCGAGATGGCCGCAATCGCCGGAGATTTTCGCGGGATTGCCGCCCAACTCGACCCTGAGGGTGAGCAAGCAATGATTCAGGGAATTCGCGCTCAGGCAGTCGAAGAGTTCAAAGCGAACAAGGAAGGTGAGGAGTGATGGGGGAGATTACGCCCGATGTTGAAGCACTGCACATGATTATCGGCCTCGGCAACTTTGAAGCTACCGGGAGCACGGGTGGGAACACATACGACCTCGCCCAGCGGATTATGAGTTCTGACTGGCTCGAAGCCCATGACCGTGAGGTTGCGGAGAAGGCATGGGATGACTGCGTAAAAAAGGTACGCAGTGAAATGCGAGCCATTCCGTCGTGTGGTGACGGTCAAGGTGGGCAGATGTTTGACCTTCTCCCGCTCGGGCCAAATGAATCATCCGAATCTGGGGCGCGCATTGCCGTATTTGAAGCCTTGGACGAACTCACCAACCCCTGCCGTGAAGGAGCAACAGAATGACCGACACCGAATACCCCACGAGCGAAGCCAGCGCTGACGCAGTTGAGGGAATCATCCGGGACTACATAGCCACGGGATGCAAAACCGCTGACACCGGAGCGCCAACTGGGCTTGACTCTAACACTTGGGGTGAAGCAATCAAGCAGGTGCGCCACCTCCACTTGGCAGAACCACATTTGCCAGCGGCTCAGATAATCAAGGCCCTGCTTTTGCTCGGCTGGTCCGCACCGAAACCACAGGATTCCAGCAGTGAGGGGGTCAGCTCGTGAAGCAAGCATTGTCAACGGCCACGTATCGCATAAAGCGAGCCCTCGGATTTGGTCATTGGTGCGACTACGCCGACCCGGAGACTGGGGCATACAGCCCGGTTTGTGTGACTCCTGGCCTCCATCGAGGTCGCCGCAAATCGACCGATTCACGGCAGGAGCCAGAAAAATGAACCCCGACCAATATCAAGCCTTTGAGCGCTGGAGGGCGAAGCAACTGCTCGACCCCACCACCAGCTACGAAGGCTACTTGCACCACCTTGAGGCGGAAGTCGCCCTTGAGGAAAAACTAGCGAAGGAGATTACCGAATGACACTTGTAAAAACCGCACCCAAGCCGAAACTCAAGCCCGGACGCAAGAGCGAGGCCGAGCGCGCAGAGGCACGAGCCGCAGCGCTTGTCGCCACTCGGCAAGAGGCCGAGCAACAGCGGAAGATGGAGCTCTACGAGCGCCAGGAGTCCAAGCGTGCGCCTCAATTCCAGATCGACCAGAAGCCGACGCTGATATTGCTCCTGATTTTGACTGCGATCACGTTCGTGGCGACAGCCGTACTCACTGCCGACGGCACGATTGGCGCGGCCACTGCGGCCGAGTTCATTGCGCCGGAGCTTTCGTTCCTGCTTTTCGGCGCCTACGAGGTGGGGACGCTGTTCTTCATGCTGATGTACTACGTGATCGGCTCGCGTACAGACTATGACGGCAACCCGCTCAAGGCGGGTCACTGGTTTGTGGCTATGGTTGTTGTCTCGGCTCTGACAGCACTGCTCTCGGTCTATCATGTGCTCGACCTGTATGAATACGAGTGGACAAACATCGACATGTGGGTAGGCGTCATTATCCGCCTCTCGGTCGCGGTGTTTTTTGTCATCACCAGCAAAGGTCTTGCCTCTGCCCTATTCGCCAAGGCAATGCGCCTGTGACCCCGGAGCAAAAAAAAGGCGCTCGGGGAGCTAAGGCCTCGGCCATGCGGGAGTTTGCAGTGTTGGTCGAGGCCACCCCCGAGCGCCACTGCCGAGACAACCCGATCCCCTACACGGAGATTCGCCAGACACCAGAGGATGCTGCCGAGCTCTGTGGCCTCGGCGAGGAGTGGGAGTGCCCCATCCTTGCCGAGTGCTACGCGCAAGGCCGGCGCACCAAACCGGACGGCCTCGTGTTTGGCGGAAGATTCTGGGCAAAAGGCAAGCCACTAGCGGGTTGAGTATGGTACGCTTTGAGGGTAGACGAGAGAGGGGAATTGAATGAGTAGCAACATGAAAGATGCCCGCTGGCATTTGGCTCTAGGCCTTGTCGAGGGCGTGGCGGAAATGAAGCGAGAGGATTTGACCTATGAGCAATTCCAGAAGGTTCTTGACTGCGCCCAGATGCTTATTGACATCCAGCCGGAGCACGTAGATTTTTGGGCGAGGATGTTTCGGTCTGACCGTGACGATGATTCACCAGCGCCTTGGGAGGCCAAGAAGTGAGCGTGACCGTAACCGTCCATCATGACGGGGGAAGCTTTGTACGTCAGTATAGAATCTCTCGCCACGCAGACTCGCAAGACGAGACTGTAAATTCTTGGGATCAACGCCACACTTACCTGATCGAGCAATCTGGGGGCGGCAAAACGCCGAGAGCCTTGTTCGAGCACCGCTTTGGAGACCCACTACACGCATTGATTGCAGAGGGTTTGGCCGCGCTGTCAAAAGAGCCTAACTGCGATCGGGCAGTTTTCGCTGAGCCTATTCTGGATGTCGAGGAGCCACCATGCTGACCGACCACGACGGAAGGTGCCCCAACTGCCGTGCCGGAATAATCATGGTCAACACTCAGTGGGCGGAGTGCGTAAGCCCATACTGCCAGTTTCCGTATTCCTGCAATGGGGTTTGGGAAGATGATGGGGTGATCCGCTGATGCTGACCGACCACGAATCTAGAGAGCTTTTGATTGAGCTTTTGACCGCACCAACCGCCCGCGACAAGCAGCAGAAGATTGGTGCTTCAAACATCTGCAACGGTTGCGACTATTGTTTATCGAGTAATCTTCTCGGCGACATGCGCAATAGCCCCATGCTCGAAAGGGTATGGGGCGGCAGGGTCATGGGAACGGCGTTTCATGGGCTGGCTCAAGAACGGATGGAAGAGGCCCTTGACCCCAGAACGCAGGGGCCACTGGCCGACATTGGTAAACGCCATCCCGACGCCTTGGTGGAGCATCGCATGACACTGGGCTCTCTCGGCACCTACGGAGATGTCGGCTCGACTGCTGACTTGGTTATCCCCTCTGAGTTTCAGGCGTTTGACTACAAGGGCACAACAATTCAAAAGCTTTGCATCCTGATTGACTTCATGGAAAAGAAGGCTGGGCGCGAACCGCTTTACGGTCGAGGCCACGCTAAGGTCAAGCTTTCGGAGAAAGAGTACGCTTCGGAAATGGCGAAGATGGAGTATAAAACCACTATGTACTATGGGCAGACCTGCCTGTATGGCATGGGTCTCCGACGCGCAGGGATAGACATACGCCGAGTCACGCTGATCTTTCTCGCCCGCGATCACAGTATGTTTTTCGACAATCCCATACTTGAGCGCTATACCGACCCAAAGGCAACCAAGGGGGTGTGGGCTTTAGGTTTTGACTATTCCGAGGAGTACGCGCTGGCTCTCTGGAATCGAGCAATACACATTTGGGAAAGGCTTGAGTCAGGCGCGAAGCCTATCGACTTTGCCAGAAACCCACTTTGCTGGCCTTGTTCCATGGATTCACAGAACGAAGAAAAGGTAGCCTCAATGCCCGACATTGAGGCCAGTTTCGGGGTCAAGCCATGACCTGCTCTGTCGAGGGTTGTGATTCCAAATTGCTCGCGAAGTCATTGTGCAGCAAGCACTACCAAAGAAGCCGAGCATACGGAGACCCGCTTCTCGGCGGATGGGGGACTCCCGGTGAGCGACTTCTCTTGGGGCATTCGATTGACCAAGCCAGCGGTTGCTGGAACTGGACGAAACACCTCGACAAGGATGGCTACGGGATTCTCAAGGTGAACGGGAGGGACACAAAGGCGCACAGGTTCTCCTACGAGCATTACGTCGGCCCCATCTCCGAGGGTTTGGTGATAGACCACCTGTGCAGAAACAGAAAGTGCGTGAATCCGAATCACCTAGAGCCGGTAACCCCAAGGACCAATGTGCTGCGTGGCAAAACCATCACAGCAAAAAACAAAGCAAAGACGCACTGCATCCGCGGCCACGAGTTTTCTGGCGCGAACCTGTCGTTTCGGGCTGGCGGTAGGAGAAAATGCCTAGCGTGCCAGCGACACCACAACAGGAAGCAGAAAGGCGACCTGAACCCAACGTCCGAGTTCCGCGGCAGATGGCCGAAACCCATAACTCAAATAACCACCAACCCCAACCAAAATACGGTACGCTAATCATGCGTCACCGGAGGATGACCAATGAGAAAGAGGAGGAAATGAATTGACAATCGACCCCATCGCCCTGCCAGTCCCAAGCTTCGCTGGAAGCTTTGACGACCCGGAGGAGACTGGCCCGCCGAAGAGCATGTTGTTCTTCGGCGACACCGACACCCGCAAGACCTCGATGATTGGCGCGCTCTACAAGGCGGGCTTCTTCAAAAAGATTCTGGTGTTCAACCTAGACAACGGTGTGGAAGTCCTTTACAACGACCCCATCGTCAAGGCTGGCATCCAGGCGAAGCACATCGACATCAAGACCATCTCGGAGTTCTCGCCGACCGCTCGCCAAGAGCTCGAAGCCGCGATCCTTGAGGTTGCCGGGAAGTGGCGCGCCCCAGACGGGACGATTTTGGACAACCCGAACGTGCCCGACTACGGCTACGACCTCGTGGTGATTGACACGCTCGGAATTCTGAGCAGCATCGGTCTCGGCGAGTTCAAACGGACAACGTACAACGACGCTGGCAACAAGCTGGACGGCCGTGGCGCCTACGGGCGCTTGAAGCCGTGGAACCGTGAGATGGTCAAGATCATCCACGACTCGAAGCGCTTCACCGGCCTGTTCCTGTCGCACGTCAAAGAGACGGACGCTAAGGCTGGTCCAGTCAAGCTGGTCGCCAACGTTGATGGAGGGTTCACCACGAGCCTCCCGTCGATTCCGTCGATCGTCGGCTACCTCAACTGGACAAAGCACCCAGAGAGCGACGAGATTTCTTTGACGGCGACGCTCCGCAACTCGGATTTCACGATCGTGAAGTGTCGTTACCACCAGATTCCCGACACGATTTATGACTTTGATGTCGCCACCATGTATGGTGACATCTACAATGGTCTGAACATCCCGCTCCCACAGCCTGTGGAAGCTAAGACAACCGCCGCACCTGCGGCATAGAGAAGGAGGAACAAATGGGTTTCACAGCAGAGATTGATGCCGAGACTGCCTCGGGCAAGCCACTGGAGTCCGGCTCCGGCACTGGCGACTACCCGCCGCTCATCAAAGGCAAGTACCAGATGACCGTGATCGAGGTTCTTGAGCAGCAGAAGTGGGGCGGTCAAGGCGACAACGCCAACAAGCCCGTGCTGAAGGTCAAGCTCCAGATCGTTGACGATTCACCGAACGGCCGTCGCCGGACGTTCTATCACCGACTTCCGTTGTTTACGAAGTTCGCATCCGGCAAGGCCAACCTCCAGTTCACCGGTTTCTGGCGTGACGCTATCGGCTGGGATGAGGCGAAGCTCCGCGCTGGCGATCTTCCGGGCGAGTCTGACATTCTGGGCAAGCAGTTCACCGGCGTTCTCGGCGCTCCCCAGCCCCCGAACCAGTGGAACCCGCTCGGTTTCAACGAGGTCGAGTTTTTCGAGAAGGCTGGCGATGTCAATGCAACGCCGACTGCGAAGCCGACCGTCCCGTGGCTCGACGTAAACGGCAACCTTGTCGCCGGCTACGTCTCTCCCGTGGCCGGTCAGCCCGCTCCAGCACAGTCGTACACGCCGCCCCCAGCGCCGGGTGCTGTGGCTCCCGCCTACGTGCCGCCAGCCGCACCCGCGGCATACGTCCCGCCTGCCGCACCAGGGGGCGACCCTTGGGCGCCTGCCGTAGCCGACGTGGCCTACGCCCAGCAAGCAACAACTCAGTAAGCAAGGTGGCGGCCTCGGTTTCCGGGGTCGCCACTATCGGGGAACGTAGCATAGCGGCCAAGTGCCGAGTCGGCAGGCTCAGACAGTGGTTCGAATCCACCCGTTTCCACAATGCGAGTCCCGTCTGGAAGCCAGTCGGGGTGGTTGCAACACTCGCAGAAGTCCCGGTTTCAGATGTGTGAATCCTTCTGAATCAAATGGTATGAGCGCTAACACCAGCCGGGCAATTTTTGAACACCTCAACAGAACGGAGCCGCATGACATTCGCCACAACGGCTCTCGACAAGGCTTTCGCGCTGGCCGCGATCGGCCTGCATGTTTTCCCTTGCCAGCCAGAGAACAAGCGCCCTTACGGGGGCACCCGAGGATTTCTGGACGCCACCACCGATTCCGAGACAATCGCCACATGGTTTAGCGTTGACTACCCGGAAGCTCTGGTCGCAGTTTGGGCTGGAGCGTCGGGGATAGTGGTTGCGGACATCGACACGAAGAACGGTAAAGACGGTTTCCGCGCACTTTCTACTGCCGGGTTGAGTCTCAACCCAACGTTCCGATACCCGACCCGAACCGGTGGCGAGCACTGGATTTATGCCTCCGACGCGCAGATTGGGCCAAATGCTGACAGCCCTGTAGAAGGCGTTGACCGTCGCGCCGGCGGAAGCTATATCGTCTGGTGGAGTGACGAGGTGCCGGATGACCGCTCGGTGTTCTCGACAGGCGCTCCCGAATGGCTACTCAGCGCTCCCGAGAAGGTCGACCACACCGGCTTCACCGGCTCCATAAAGGCGTGGCTCGACATCCTGCCGACCGGCGAACCGACTGATAAGGTTCGGCGCCTGATGGACGACATTCCCGAGACCGAGTTCGGGCATGACACGCTCACTAAGCTCACGTTCCGCACCGTCAGACTCGGCGCGGAAGGGCACGCCGGTGTCCCGCAGGCCATCGACGCTCTATACGAAGCGTGGACGAGGCCACCGTTCGAGGCTTACGCTCCTGAGTTCCGCGTTGCCCTTGAAGGTGCAATTGGAAAGGCCGGAAAGCCCCAGACCCCGATGCCTTTGTTGTCCCGAGCCGACGAAGCACTTGGCGCAATCACCAGCGAAGAACTTTTTGAGCTCACCTCCAGGGACTCGACCGACCGGCCTGCGCTCCGTCGGCAAATTGCGGCGCTCGCCTATGCCGACGGGTTGACCGACTCGCAGGTGTTGACCGTGCTGTGGAACTCGACAGCCGGGCAGGCGGATCAGGCCGAAGTGCCGATCGAGGACATGTGGCAGGAGGCGTTGAGTAGCGCGAGACTAGCGACCATCCCGACAGCCCCTCCCGCGCCAATCGACCGCCCGAAGAACGCTAGCCTGTTGACCGACCACGAGCGCGAGTTCGTCGCAGAGCAGAAATGGTTCGGCACCCAGTATCTTGATTGGGTCAAGTCAAAGGCCGACTACTATAACGCCCCGTTCCACCGCCTCGGTCGCTGGGCAGCGCTCAGCGCGATTGTCAGCCCGTGGGGCTACACAGCAATCAGTGGCTCGAACCCGATCAACTGCGCCCTATATATGGCGATCCCCGCGCCCTCTACGGTCGGTAAAACGATTGCCCTCGGATTTGTCGGTCTGGTTATCGACGCTTTCTACGGCAGGAACGAGGGAGCCAACCTCGGAATGCTCAGCAAGCTCACCAGCAACGCTCTCCACGGTGCGCTCCTGCGTCGGGACGGGAAAGCCAGCTTTGTGTACACCGACGAGGCTCAGGCTTTCCTGCGGGACATCAAAGACAACGCATGGCAGGGCACCCTTATGGGCGACCTCGCCGACTACTACGGCCAGGGCATCATCGGCGCGAAGCAGATGGTGAACGACAAAGAGTTGTCGGGCGTTCGTGGCGAGACGTTCTTGACGCAGTACATCACCGGCATTGACGATCAGATGACCGACGCAATGGATTTGAGCATGTGGACTTCCGGCTTGTTCTATCGGTACGTCTGGGCGATCGCCGACCCGCGTGAGAAGCGCAAGAAAGGCAAGCAAGCCGACCCCACGTTTGCTGGAGAGCTCGACCCGATCCCGAAGCAGTGGAGCGCAGAGTTTCATGAGGCCATGAGTATAAACAACGCCCTCGGGCAAAAGCGGGTTGTGCTCTGGGACGATGACGCATGGGACAGGCACTACGAGTTCACCCTCCAGATGGAGGATGCGCACCGCGACCACCCAAGGTATGAGCGGATTATCGAGCCAGCTTTGGAGCGTTTCGAGAAGTCGATTATGAAGTGTGCGACCCTGATTGCTCTCGCCGAGGCCAGCCCGAAGGTTACGATGCGTCACGCTTTGATTGCGATTGAGCAAGCCGAGGAGTGGCTGAGCGCTTTGGTGACTATGATTGACCGCACAAGCGAGTCGAAGTTCGACCGCGATGTCAATGAGCTCCACGAGTTCATCCAACAGAAACCACGATTGGAGGCCGAGATTTACAGATCATTCAAGCCAGCCCAGCGCGCCGAGCAGATGCTCAAGCAACTGGAGCGCGAGGCCAGAGTCCGTCGCAACGGCGCAGGCTTGCTGGAGTCGGCAACGTGAGCCGGAAAACAGCATCAACTGGGCTTGATGTGGAAAACGTAAGCGCGGAAAGGATTGTTGAAGTTTTGACAAAGGATATGGTCGCAGAACACACGCTAGCCGAAAGTTGGCGCGCCGTTGTTGGATATGAGGGCTACTATGAAGTTAGCGACAGGGGAAGAGTGCGCTCTTTAGAGAGGTCTTTCTTTGACTCCATTGGCAGGCCGAGGAGGTTTCCAGGGATTGAAATGAGCACACCAATCGGCTCTGGCGGATACCCCTCCGTTTACCTGAAACGCTCTGGATCGGTTTTGTCGACCGCTGTCCATCGGCTGGTAGCCGATGCCTTCTTGGGGGCAAAAGAGGCCGGACAAGAGGTGTGCCACAAAAATGGCAACAAATTTGATCCACGCGCCTCAAACCTTCGCTGGGGCTCAAGGTCTAGCAATATTTTGGATGAAGTAAAGCATGGCACCCACGTGAACGCTAGGAAAACCCATTGTCCGCAGGGACACGAGTATGCGGGAGAAAACTTGATAAGACGGAGAAACAGCCGGGAGTGCAGGGCCTGCATCCGTGCCCGATCGGCCAGAAAAAATGGGTCATCATGAACGTCCTCCAGCGCGCCCACTACGTCAACACCCACCGCAACACGATGTCCCGCCAAGACCGTGTGGATGCCGTGGTCGAGCTTGCCGAGTGGGGGGTGTTCAGTAACCGCCATCTGGCGCTCATCTCCGGCCTCCGACCAGCGTTTGTGAATGAGCTGACAGGCAAGACCGACAAGACGGGTGGGACAATCAACCCCGACCGCCTCGGCGATCTAGCGAATGCCGTGGACGCTCGAAACCGCGGGGAGGATGTTCGTAAGCGCGTCGCCGAACTTCTGGCAGACGGCTTCTCGACAACGATGGTGGCGCGCTTGACGGGCTGGTCAGCTAGCACGGTGGGAAGGTGGGCGAATTGATTTCCGCTGAGGAGTGGCGCCCTATTGATGGATACCCAAAATATGAAGTCAGCAGCCTTAGCCGAGTTAGAAACCCGTCAACTGGCAGAATAATGCGACCCAAGATAGACGGCAATGGTTACTTGCGCGTCGGCCTGAGTTCTACGGGGGCAAAGGTGAAATACATGAAGCTTCATCGCCTAACCGCCATTGCTTTTCTGCCGAACCACGCAGGCTTGCCTTACGTAAGGCACCTGAACGACGTCAAGACAGACAATAGGCTCGTAAATCTTGCGTGGGGGACTCCTCTTGACAATCAGATAGACGCTGTTCGCAATGGAGTCCACGGCAACACCAAGAAGACTCATTGCCCGGCTGGACATGCTTACACGCCAGAGAATACGAAAATGATGAACGGTCGAAGATCGTGCCGCGAGTGCTGGAAAAAATATAGACGAGATGCCCGAGCAAAACAGAAAGCTCAGGGAATTGCAGCAGGCGATCGTCGGCACGGAACGATACATGGCTACACTGGGTATGGCTGCCGATGCATACTTTGCTCGTCCGCTTGGAATGCATATCGCAGAGACAGCCGCGCTCTAAAAGCGGCAGGCTATTGATGCGCTTATTGACCGTCTATCCATTCCCCTGCCCGGTCGAGCTTCCACTGCCCGCCGACGTTCGGGTCGCCCAAGCACTACCCGGCTCCCCCGGCACGGTGCTCGGGATCAACGCCTATCCCCCGTGGGTCTGCGATGTAGCCGTGGTGACACGCCCCGAGGGGCTGCCCGTGGCGATCGATGTGGCGCTGTCCGGCAATGAGGACGAGCGCATCTACTCGGTGGCCGACTACATGAGAGACCTGATCGGAGGGCGCGAAATGGACGAATACGAGCTACGTATGGAGAATCTGGACTACGAGCCGAGTGGGGTGGTGTTTCGGTGAGCGAAGGCGAAGTATTCACCCCGCGCACATTCGTCGTCGGTTTCACCGAGGAGGTCGAGGAGTCTGACACTAGAAGCACTGAACTCAGGCACACCAACCTCATGCCCACCGGCTCAGGGACAGCCAAGATGCCCCCACGAGAGTACAAGGTCGCCCCCACAGCCGAGGAGCGCGCCTCGGTGGTAACGATCACCAGCCCAGCTACACCCGTCGAGTTGGCCGACCTACCTGTCTCGCCAAGGGGCATCCTCAAGAAGTGCCTCAAACTCGGGTGGACGGCGCAGGCACATCGCACCGAGACGCACAACAGCGCCGTCTTGTTCGCCTCGACAACGGACGATCATGATGCGGGATCAGAGAGGTATCCTGCCGAGGATCAGGTTCACTGGTTGATAGAGGCTCGGGTGATTGGCGAACATAAGCTTGGCTTCCAGGCGTACTGGACAGAGCGGAAAGGCAAGACGGCTTTCACGCACGCTCGCATCTTCGACCCCGTAGGTTTTCAGATCGAGAACTACGCCACCTACAAGCCGATCCCCGTCTCGAAGATGAAGGACGAGCCGGGCTGGGCGACGGAGCGCCGGGGAAAAGAGGCCGAAGTGGACGCGAACCGGCGAAACTATGAGTACAATGACAGGACGACCAGAACGGTTTACACAATCACAACAGACAAGGCCAAAGACCTCACCGACTTTCTCGGTGACTATATGGCGTTTGCACAAGAGAATGGAGCAAAATGACCAACCCCACCCACCTAGAACACGAAGAGTTCCACGACTGGATTTCGAAGAACCTGAACTACAAGAACGACTGGAAAGAGCTTCTGACCAGCGAGACGATCGACCGGACGGCCGACAGCCTCGACGGCCTTATCTCCTCGCTCAAGCAGCAACTGGCCGACTATGGGGACGCACCAAACCCAGACCCGTCATGGTCAAAGCGCACCAAGAACATGTTGGCGATGGCAGAGAGCCGGATGAGGCAGATTGACCGGCACACCAGTAAGGCTTCACAGGTTTCGCAATGGAAGTCTTTCGCTCATTCCCTGTGCGACATTATCGAAGATTCCAGCCTGAGCGGTGAGCTCGACATCGAGATGGCACCGTTTGGTGGGCTGACGGCACGGGAGTGGCGCGATAGGCGCGACGAGAAGCGGGGGGTTGGGGCGTGAACCAGCACCAGCCAATAGCGAGCAAAAGCGGGGTTGCCTGTGCTGCCGAGGGCTGCCATTGGGCGGCCTACGGCACAGTATTGCCAGAACATTGGGAGGGGGCGATCTACCAACACCGCGCCCAGCATGATCCCGGTCGCGCACCAGACATCGAGGTTGACTGGGAGCCAAGTGCTCTCTGCTCTGCTTGTGATGACTCGATTGGCGACGTTGTGGTTGATTCGGATGGGGAAGGACTCATCTGCAATGAATGTGGTACTAGATGGTCTATTACTGGTGATGGCGGGGAGAGGGCCGGGGAAGAATGATGACTCGGATTCTCTCAATCGACCCCGGCATGAGTTCAGGCATCGCCCTCGGCACCTACTCGGCCACAGAACCCTATAGGCGCATTGCCTCATTCCAGCCAAGAGGCGGAGCGCGAGGCTTTGCCGATTGGTGGAAGGCTGAGCAGCCCGAGTATGACGAGATTGTCTGCGAGCGGTTCTCCGTGCGTCAGGCGCTCGCTCACGACGCTATTGAGCCGGTGCGCGTTGAGGGCTGGCTGATCGGCGAGGGCATTATGCCTCCGTACCCGGCGCCCAACTGGCAGGAGCCATCCGAACAGTATTGGTCTTCTGGCTCATTGCAACAGAAAAAAGCTGTAGCTCAGTCGTTCCTAAAAAAACACTCTCTATGGGCTACGGGAAAACAGTTTCACCACGTTGACGGAGCCGACGTCAACAGCGCCACATTGCACGCTCTAGCCGCTCTTAGGCGATCCCGACACGTCCCAACAATAAAAGCTTATTGGCCCATTCATGCTCTGTAAATTCCCCAACTGTGATCGTCTCTCGGCGGTTATGGAATACTGTCGAAAGCACAGAGATCAGCAAATACGCGGAGAGGAAATGCGTCCGTTGAAGACGCGACTTCGCACTGGGGTGTGCTCGGTCGATGAATGCCATGATCCAGATATATCAAGAGGAATGTGTCGATTGCATTACTCGCGAGCGAGCAAAGGGATAGACCTCAACCTACCGAGACGCGGGCAGGATTCGGGGGACTTAAATGACATAGATACTTGGGCTGTGATGCCGCCAGACACGAATGGCTATGTCAGGATTAGTTGTTTTTACCGGGGAGTCTCCTACAGCGCCTCGCAGCACCGTGCAGTCATGGAGAAGCATTTGGGTCGCAAGCTTCGACCTCGCGAGAACGTCCATCACAAGAACGGCCAACGCGCAGACAACCGCATCGAGAACCTGGAGCTCTGGAGCACTTCACAGCCAGCGGGCCAGCGGGTCGAGGACAAGACAGCATGGGCCATCGAGTGGCTTGAGCAGTACGCGCCAGAGGCGCTGGCAACTTGAACCACAAAGGCTCCGAGCAACTTTCGCTCGGAGCCTTTGCTTCGATGGTGCCTCCCTTCATCAGGGCGGATGGAAAGCCTAGCTGGGGACATTGGGCGATGTGACGCCCAACTGGAAAATTCCGAACAGCCCAGCAATGATGACGGCCGCTGGAGCGGTGATGTTGGCGTAGTCAATTTCTGCGATCGCGCCATCAACCAGAGTCGCCACGGCGAGCAGGAGCGATGCGCCGGCGAGAGTGTTGCCGACCACCTTGCGGACGAGAGGATTAGACACGATCACATTCGGCGTGTACGTGGGGGCAGGTGTTTCGATGCTCATTTTTCTCCTTGGGGTTGGCTACTGACAAGACGAACAATTAAGTTCGCCATCTTCGGCCATCGGGTCGATCGGGCAGGCGTATCCGTCAACGACGGTGGTGTTTTCTGTGCTCATAGGACTTCCATTCTAGCTTGCAGTGGAGGCAGAGAAAAGCCTGCCGTCGATGAGGGCTTCGCCATTTCGGATGCGGTAGACATTCGGGATTGACTCTGTTTCGTTGTAGTAGAGAATCCCGAGACCGGCCTGCCAGTCCTCCACTATCTTGGCCGACTGGCCGGACGAATTGATCGCGCCTTTGACCGAGGGCACAGCACCGTCCGTCCGGCACAGAACGCCAGGGTTTGCAGCGTAAGACTCGATGGCCTCCCCGCGCCCTCCCATGACCGTCTTGTAGACAATCTCGGCGCGATGCGTGTGGCCTGCCCACGTATTGATGTGGGGCAAGTCGTTCATGTACTGCGCCATTGTGGAGCCGTTCGAGTTTGACCTCGTGCCGTGAATGTTGCGCGTCAGGTCGTTGTCCCAGTCGGTCGCGGCCGGGTAGGCATCGACATACTTGACGTCGAGCTCGTCAAGTCGAAGAAGGAATGGGATCGACATGACCGGCCACTCGTCGGGCAGGTCGGCGCGTTTGAGGCCGAATGCCGACACAGCGTTGGTCTCAATGAAGTTCTGCATCCTCTTATCGTGGTTGCCTTCGATGAGAATGATTTCAGCGGTCGGGCACGCCGCGCGCAGTTGCGCAAGAAACTGGTATCCAGCGTTCAGCGCAAGGTTTGTGGTTTTGGCGAACGCGGCCTCTTGAGCAAACCTGCCTTGTGAGGCAAGGTCAAGGAAGTCGCCGAGAATAGTGATCTTGTCTGGCTGGTAGTAGCGGCAGACGGCGACAAAGACCTGCATGGCGGCCTCGTCATGGAAAGGCTCGATAGTGCCGTCCTCAAAAACTCGGAACCCAATCTGCGGGTCGCCAGCCTTGAGGCTGACCTTGTAGCGCCCGTCGGCCTCGCGAGTCTCGCTGACAACTGCGGGGATGACCACGGGGTCTGGCTGGGCGATGACCGGCCACTTTGGCGTGGCACTGGAGTTGCCTTTGTATTTGGGCGACATCCCCAGCCGGTTCGAGTACATCCCTACACCATAGGCGATTGACCGGATGGACGGCGTGTAGTCGTCAGGGTCTCCACCACCGTGGCGAACCCACTCCTCCCAGTCTTTGAGGGTGACTGCGTGGTTGCGATTGATCGAGTAGTAGATTTCACCATCTTTGGTGATGCCAGATTCTTCTGGCGGGGCTGAGCCATTGGCTCTGGCCTCAATTACCTCTTCGGCGATGGCGGAGTGCCCGAGATGCCGAGAGATTGTTGTACGGTGGCAGTCAACCTCCGCAGCCCATTCGTTGAGCCCTTGAGATGAGTCAACTTTTCGGTCGTTTTTTCTTTCCCATTTGCAGACTACGCAATCGAGTAATTCCAAGATGACTCCCTCTCTGAGCCTCGACTAGAAGCCGAGGTATTGCTTTGCAGCTACAAACGATGCTACACCAAGTGCGCCAATTGCTGTCCACGGTGGCTTGCGTGATTCTTTAGCACTGTCTTTGACCGCGAGCTCAATGCGAAGCTTTTCAGTCTCCGCTTTAGCTTCGCTGGCCTCTCGACGTGCTTCACGAGCCTCACGCTCGGTGACAGCGTGAGCGGTCTCCAAGTCAGTAATTCGTCCCACGACTGTGCCGAGGGCATCCTTGATTTCGCCAATACCTGTCAAGATGTTCCTCACATCGGTCTTGACCTCGCCGACAGAGACGGCGAGGTCGGTGTAGCTCGACTCGTTCTGCTGCATGGCTTACACTGACTGCTTTTTACCGTCGGCGTAGCGGTCAATCTCAGCCGGGAGAGCGTCGATCTTCACACCCAGTCCGGAGAGAGCTTTCACGAGCGCATCACTGTCGAGCGTTACTGAGCCGACGGGTGCGGGTGTGGTGTACAGCTTTTTGTGTGCATCCCACTCAGCGTCGTCGAGCATGACTGCGTTGCCGTGAACATCGGCCATTCGACGGCCACGGTCGAAGAGAGTATCGGCGGGAATGGTTCGGGTGAACTCTAGCCAGTTGCCGGGGCAGGGTGAACCTGCGTCACCCGCAGTAGCCCACAGGCTACCTAGCCCGCCTTTCTTGTCGCCGGTCGATGTTTTGACGTAGTTAGTGGTCACAGTTTTTCTCCGCTCGGGTTGCAGGGGTTTGGGTTTCAAGCCAGCCGTTGAAGTGTCGGTAAGGATGACCGGCATGTTGCGCCAGTTAGGGTCATTCCAATGCCACGGCTCTTTCGGGTCACGAATGAGGCCAACAGCGCGGCACTCTTTCTGCACTGCCGCCGAGGTGTCTATCAGATCGAACGCAGCGCCACGCATGTGCGACCGCTGGCCGGTATCTGGATTAGAGGCGATAGCGCCACCCTTGCGGTACGCATCCCACTTCGCTTTCTGAGAGGCATACGACCGCCACGCAGACTCTGAACCGAACAGGTAAAGATCCCTACCGACACGCTCGCTCGCGGCGACAAGGAGCGCCAGAGTTGAAGGGGTCAGCTTCAACTCCGACTGCCACGGAATCGGCACTAGGGTCATGCGCCGATACGTTTCATCGACACCGTTGCAGAACCGTTCGCAGTACCACCGGCCACGCTCCCCGCCGCCGTCGCGTGCAGCACCATGATTTCGACATAATCACCGGGGGCCATTGCCAGTGAGAACACGTTGCGCAAACTCAGCCCCGCTGCATCCGCAGTGCGCCTCTCTAGAGAACCCGGAGCATCAGTGGTGCCGTTCACCCGAGCCTGCAACGTGCCCAATCCGCTGGTGTTGTTGTTGTATATGCTAGACGCAATTTCATACAGTCCGGCCACTGGTGCGGTGAGGCGTGTGTTATTTGTAACGTTGCTATGTATTCCAGATGGGTCACTGACTTCGACATCCCACGACAAGGCAGTTGCGGTTGTCGTCAGGTTCTGGTTTGCAGACTTCCTAAGGGCACATGCTATGCCAGAAGCTTCCTCAACCCAAATTGATCCATTGAACCTATAGCTCTTGTCGTTATCTTCCTGATAACCACGATTATCAATGACCATCCCAGATTCAGCGTCACGAGCGGCTTGGTTCGGCCACCGATAAGATTTAGCCGCCCGAACGGAAAGGGCAGACTGGACGCTGGTGGACATGAGCCCCATTGCGGTAACGAAGCCACCCGCATAGTCGGTGTCGGGGTAGTTGATGTCGTCCGGTACAGTTAGTGGCATTAGCTATTCAGCCTTCGGTCTTGGTTGCGCAGTTGCGCCTTGAGGAATGCGACATCTTTTGTCAACTGCTCAATCACTTTCTCCACCTCACGCTTCCACGCTTGGTCGTCGCCTTCTGCCTTTTTGTTGTTGATACTCATTTTAGCTCACTCTCAATGGGGCTATGTTGACATCGCCTGCCGAGTAGCCCGACCAGAGAGTATCAAAGTCGCCGAGCGTCTGACCCACCCAAGCTTGATCCATCTCTCCGATAGTCGTGTGTCTGACAGCCGATATGGAGGTGATGGTGTGTCCAATTGTTGCGCTGATGATCCGGTAGCGGGCATCCTCGTGCGTGAACATGGCCCCCTCAGTCAGGCCGAGGCCAGAAAGTGTGCTCGTGGGAACATTGAACCTGAGAGTCGTATTTGGGCCAGCCGCCGCGGCAACCGCCCACGAGGAATGGTCGTAGGCAATTTCCTTGGTAATACAGAACGGCGAGTTGACTGTTGCCGCAACTTCTACCGTCGTTTTCTCGGGCGAAGCGCCAGTGAGAAGGTTGAGTGTTTCCGGCTTAGTAGTGACGCCAATCCCCGCGATGCTCAAGGTCGCATACTGGCTACTACCATCGGAGACTGATAAGGTATATGGGCCGGGGACTCCGGGGATGTCCGATGGGGGGGCGCTCAGGGTCAAGTCAATAGCTCCAGGAACTTCGCTAATTGCAACAGATACATTCCCACCGTATTCGATCCACTCGGCAGGGACAACGGGGAGGTTATCGGCACCAGAGACACAGTATGTTCCCACCGCAATGGGAAACACATCGGAAACAACTGGTTGAGCCAGATAGGTTGGATAGTTAGATGTCTGCACAGTCGTTGTAACTGATTCTCCTGACGACACGGAGTAGATAGTGTTGTTGTCAGCGAATGCGTTGTAAAAGTCATTCTCTGAGGGGATGAGTGTTGATGAAGAAGAGTTGTTAGTCGCTCCAGACCATGTGGCTCCAGCCGAGTTGCCGTCAAAGAACGGGATAATCGACCCATTGGTGAACATGGCGCAGTCCACCTGTAGGACGTCGCCGTCAATCACATTTTCAGTGGCACTTGCAGAGTAGCCAGGGAAGGATATGGTGATGACAGCCTTGGTCGCGCCAGACGGCTTTGCGACGTTTTGGACTACCAATGTCTGCTCTACCGATGGAGCGGAACCGCCACCATTCGGAAGGAGGACTGGAGCTGGCGTATAGCCACCTATGGTGGAGCCAGAAGAGTTTTTCCAGAAAATGCCTATTTGCGCCTCCGTGTATCCGTAGTACGGCGTGCTACGGGATACTTTTGCAAGAATGCTTGCAGAGCACGGCTCCCCAGTCGGGATAGAGGAAACATCAAATTCGTTCCTCACGTACCACGTCGCCACATATGAGGGAGCCACCGTGGATGTTATGGCGCAACGGTATGAAGCAGTCCCATAAAGAGGGCTTATCGTTGATCTTCCCACGGTTGCCACAGTCCCCGACGTCAAAAAGTAAGACCAGCCTGTCGCGTTGGTTTCGACCGAGGGGTTCTCGGAGTAGTTGTACTTTGAGCCGGGGAGAGATGCGACAAGAGCGGTGTTCTGGACTACGACGTCGATGCTCCGCCCGGTCGAGGCGACAGATGCGGCGAAGGTTGGAACAACTTTAGCCCCGAGCTCATACTCAACACTGCCGACGTCACGCACGACTAGCGAGTCTCCGCTAGCAGTCATCTCTACACCATTGAACGCACAGAGTTGCTGCAAGAAGTTCCAGACCGACCCAGACCAGCCGGGGTAGATGCGGAGCGGGTCGGAGGTTGCTTGATAGTCCACGACTATCTGGTTAGTCACTAGCGCAACATAGGAGGCGAATATGGCGCTGAGGGCTTGCTCGCCAGTGGGCGGGGCGCTTCGCTCGGCATTCAGGAGCGACAGCGTTGGTGCCACTGTCACGCTTACAGAGTCGCCCGTAATCGAGGTGTCGCCAATGATCCCTTCGAGCGCGCCGAGTCCGTCGGTATCGAGGGTGATGAGGTTGTCGATCACGAACTTGGATGTAGGCGTCTTGACCGCGCCGAAAGATGCGCTGCCGGTTCCGCCAGTCTGCTCGGTGATGTTCACCGATGTAGCCGACTCGCTGATACTCCAGCCCGTCTGGACAGCCCCGAGGGCGCCAGAACCAGTCATGCTTTCAATGCTTAGTACGCCCATGCCTCCACCTCTCCGAGTACGATTGATGCGCCAATGACCTTGTGCCCGTTGGCGTTCTCGTAGGATTCAACTCTACTGGCTCCACGGAACTGCAAGCCAGTGTGCCCCTTGCCGGGGATATGCCGGAATAGCGAGGGCGTTGTTCCGGTTTTTGCGCATTGCGCCCAGAGAGAGGTCAGCGTGATTGTGCTGGTAGCCGTCGAGGTTCTGGTGACATAAACACGGATCGACTTGTAGGTCGCCCCGCTGAAAGTCGCCGAGAATGCCGGGGCTGTAGCATCCGATGTCATAGTGACATCGACTACTGTCGCAAGTGAGCCGTCAAGATTCACAGGCTGGATGCGTAGAACTGCCGTCCCGGTCACCGCGCCGGACGCACCGATGTGGATGGTCTGGTTCGGTGGAACGAGCAACGTGAATGTCGAGTTTGAGCGCGTTGGCACCGCGTTGGCGGCCGACGTGACTGAGTACACGGCCTTGCGTGCTGGCTTGGTATAGGTGTTCGCCCCTGTGTTGGCAAAGGTTGGCGCAGTGTCGTAGATACGCTCCCACCCTGCCTCGGCGAGTCCGGGGGCTGCCCAGCCAGCGCTGAAAAGGTTCTGGTCTGCCTGCATCATGTCGATGAAACGCACCGGATCGTCGCCGTACTCGCCATCCTGAAAACGGTCGAAAGCTTCAATCCCCTCATATTGGCTGGAGTCGCGAACGGGGAACTCGGCCTCGTAGACGGCAGCCGATTGCGCTGTACGCGACAGATAGAGGCCACCGTTGTCGAGGGAAATCTCCTCAGCGTAACCTTCACGCCCACGAGTCATGCCGACCGCTGGGACGGGAACCCATTGCGCGTGTTTCTCATTGCCGAACCACATTTGCCTGCTAAGCATTAGCCAACTCCCTGTCCGGCGAGGGCGCGGTTGCCCCGGTTCGCCGACTGTGCAATTTGAATGTCGCCGAGGTTCAGGATGGTGTTACCAATCTCCTCGCGCATGACCCGAAGCGTCCGTGGGCCGAGCTCAACAATACCATCGCCTGCGCGTGCGACACCGCCGACCGGGGCACCGCCAGCATAACCGCGTTTGGCAGCCGAATGCTGACGAGCAAGGTTCTGGACTCCAATAGTGCGCGTTGCCTGCTTGGAGAATACGAACTCTCCGCCGTGGACGATGCCCTTTGGCTCGTACTTTCCGCCATCACCAGTGTAGCCACCGCCAGAATAGCCGGGGATGAGTGTTTTCTTGAGCGCGGCAACTCGACCAGCTTCAAGTTGTGTAAAAGGTCTATAGCGCTCGATCGCCGCAATTTGAGCACGGATTACGTCATTGTGCCCCTTGTTTTGGGCAGCCAAAGATGCGCTAGCAAAAGAACTGCCATAGGCAGACCCGGCGCTGGCACCAGAGCTCCTGGCCTTTGCCACGAACTCGTTCAACGCCTGCAAGGCAGGGTTCGTGTTTGCGGTGACCGTAATGTTCCTAGGCACGCGAGCAACGGCGATCGCCATGTCGTTGAAGCTCGCAATATAGGGCTGAAGTTGCGAGTTCGAGTATCCGAGCGCTGTGGCCTGCGCGATGAACTCAGTCTTAGACCTCGCTACCGCAGCCGAAAGCTCTTCTTGGGATACCCCAGAAGATGCCAGCGACTCGATATATTTTTGATAGCCACCGATCAGCCCTGTCAGCCGCTTACGGTTCTCTATGGCTGCCTTAGAGTTGCCCTTGAGCTCACTTGAGGCACCCGCCTGTGCGTCAGCAAGATCGTCGTTGATCCCCGCAATCTCCGCAGTCAGGACACCGGCGCGAAGTGTATCGCCGTAAGCATTGGCAACTGACAGGAAGTATTCTTTGACCGCCTTATCGGCAGTGAGCTCAAGAACCCGTTGACGGTACTCAGCAATCTCTTCATTGAGAGCCTGCCATGATGAAGTTACTCCGTCAATGGCGAGTTGTGAGCCAAAGCGGATATCAAATGACCGGCTGAATACAGTGGATAGGTCTGAGGCGTAGTCAACAAGAGTGCGAACCTTCTTCGCCGCCCCCCCCGCAGACTTTCCGACATCCGCGAGAGAGTCCGCATACCGGGAGTTTGCCGCGGTTGCCTGATCGGCGGCGAGTTGAGCTCGGGCATTGGCGTAGCCGCCATCGCTGGCCTTACTCCCTTCGGTCTGAGGGGCGAAACCACGGATAAGCGACTGGAAGCCAGCGATGTCATTTGACGCAAATGCCAGACCGTTGCGCAGGTTGTTGATGACGTTGGCGACATTGTTCAGCCCGTCGGCGAAGAATTGCGCTGGAGCGCCTAGCCCGAACTGGTCGAATAGGTCAGAAGTCCCCTGCTGGAGGTCGGCCATACCCCGAGCGCCATCACGGAGGAGTCCGAGCAGTGGAACGAAAAGGCTCTGGAAAATAATGAATGGCGGGACAATGTTTGCCAGAATGTCTAGCGTCGTGCTGGCGGCGCCATTGAAATTGAACAGAAACTCAGCACCAATTTGAATTGCGCCGATAATGAGTGTGGCTCGGCCGAGAGCGATCATTGCGTCTCTGAGCCTATAGGTCGCTACTGAAGCACCCTCTGCGACGGTCGTGTAGCCAAGGAGTCCGCCGATCATCGCGCCGATCGCCTGGAAGAGGCCACCCTTGGCTACCGACTCCTGCGCGAACTTGAACGCCAGCGCCGACGCTCCGGCTAGCGTATAGGCCGCCCTGAGGGCGAATATTGCACCCGTCACGCCGACTAGCACAATCAGCCCGCGCCCGATAGCAGAAATCCACGGGTTGTCGGCAAGGCTGGTCAGGGTGACAATGAAGTCTTTCAGGACACCAATCGCTCCAGCAATTCCGGGCACTAGCCCGCCAGAGAACGCCTCGATCAGGCCGTTGACCGCGTTGACCAAGAGAACCCACTGGCTGTTGAGGTCATCAACTACTAGCGCGTACTGACGAGTAAGCTCTTGTGCCTCGGAGAACGCCTTCGATGAGCCTGCAAGCGAGTTCTCGAACTTGTCAAAGTTGTCGGAAAGTCGGGGGATTACTTCATTGACCCTAAGGCCGGTCAGCCCGACCTCGCTAAGCGCCTTATCGACCTCGGTGATGTTCCCCGATTCCAGGGTCTTGAGAACGCGACCAAGAATCTCAACGCCGCCGCCGTTGTTCACTAGTTCCTGAAGGCTGTCGGCGCTGAGACCAGTGAGTCGCGTGAACGCCTGGAGCTTAGGGCCACCCTCGTTGATAGCAGAGCTTATGGCGTTGAAGTAGGACTCGAATACACCCTGAGCGCGCTCAGGTGCGACACCAAGCGAAGCCAGCGCCTCCGAGAGGCCGACAACCTCTGCCGCAGTGAACCCGGCGCGAGTAGCGGTGGCGCCAAGGCGCTCGGTGAGGGAGACGATCTGGGTTTCGGTTGCCGCTCCGGTGCGGGCGGCGTAAGCGATGGCCGAGCCAAGAGCCTCGAAGTCTGGTGGTAGTACGCCGAGGATGTTGCCGATGCGCCCGAATGCTTGTGCTGTAGCCTCGGCCGACAGACCAGAGACGGCAGAGAATCGGGCGACGGTCTGCGTAAAGCTTTCGACCTGTGAGGCGTCAATGCCAAGTTGGTTTCCCAGTGCCGCGATCTTTGAGAGCTCCTGAAAACTGAGCGGTATCTCGGTGGACATCGCAATGAGAGCATCACGGAGGCTTTCGAGTTGCGCAACAGAGCCTTCGCTAGTGCGCTCAACATTGGTGAACGCACTCTCAAAGTCAGCGCCAACCTTGACTGCATAGCCGGAGGTGGCGAGCATGGCCGCGCCGACGATGGCGTAGGTCGAGGCGACATCGTAGAGAGCGTAGCGCTGGGCGATGATTGAGTCGGTGTTGAGCTTGGTTGCCGCTGTGAGTGCGCTTGTGGCCTTTGCGGTGCTCTCGACTCCGGTGCGCTGAGCCGAGATGCCTTTTGCGGCTTCGCTTTGCTCGCGAGCCACCTTCCCAAGTTCAGAGTTTAGACTCCTCGATGCCTTGCGGTATCTCTCTGTTGCCCTAGATGCTTCGTCGCTTTGGTCAGAAAACTTCTGTAGGCCAGACAGGGACTCGTTGATTCCCTTGAGGATAAACTCAAGTTCGAGGCGTGCCTTCTGGCCGAGTTCATCCATCCCCCAATTTTAGTGGACTATGCAGGGGCTATCTCGGGGCGTGCTTTCTCATGCTCGGTCTTGTAGTAAGGCTCTCGAAGCTCAATGAGTTGTCGATTATTGTCCACCATGTACGGCTCTGGCTGGAGGTTCGTGCCCGCAGGCATTTCTTTCTTGCCTTTAGTCATGGAGGCGCGTTTCTTGTCAACCTCGGCCATCGCCACACAAGACTTGACGCTCACCCGGAACTGGACGGCGTTATCTTCATTGTGGCAAATCCATCGGGGCAACCCGCACTCCCCGCAACGCTCACGCTGGACAATTTCGTATGCCTCAGCGACAAGGATGTCCCACTTGCCCATCTTCTTGCCGTCGGTGCCGAGGATGAAGGTGCTAGGCGGCTTCCCCCAGCGGAGGGCAGCCTCAATCTGGAGTAGATAGTGGCCGCCCTTGTCGGACTGGAGGAAGCTTGCTAGAAATCCGAGTCGCTAGTGACCTGCTCGTCAAAAGCATCGCCGAACTGGACGTCGATGATCTTGTATTGCAGGCGCAGGCGCTCGGCATTCGGCAACCACTCAGTGAGCGCTTTGGCGGCATCGTAGTCGAGCTTCCCGGCTGATGCGCCGTCTGCGTCCACGATGTCGGTAATAACGTCAGCGTGGAGCAAGTTGGAGGCAACCTCGTCAACCTCTTGCTGTTGCTGGTCGCTGAGCTTGCCTTTGTGTCCGAGCTTCCGACGTGCCTCGTTACTGTGGCTCTTGGCGATGAACGGTGGGACGGCCGTGATCTTGAACGTCAGGCCGGACTTCTGGATGCGCTTGATAATCTTGTCGCGCTTAGCCTCAAGCTTCTTGAGGTCGGCCTCGTAGGTTTCGCTCTCCTTGTCGAGCTTGTCGATTTCGCCAAGAACGCCGGTCTGTTCGCGCTCGCCACTGGAGAAGCCAAACGGGTTAGTCACGTCTTTGGCGGTACCCAGCTCTTCGCCCGCAATTTCGTCAAGGTACAACGTGATTTCGCCAGAGCGAAGGCCACGCCCTTTGAGTCGGGTGATGAGGTCGAAGCTCGCCTTAGCGCCTTCGATCAGGTTTTCTGTGTCGGTCATTGCGTCTCTCTCTGTCAACGCACCATGCGCGACATCACAAGTTTAGCGCTGATTGTGTCGGGTTAGGCAATAAGCGCGGATGGCTCGTAAAGCGCAAGCAGTTCTTTCGCCCATGCAATCTTATCCACCACTCGCTGACCCGCTGGCTGTGACTTAGACCACAACTCAAGATTCTCGATACGGTTGTCGTCGCGGACTCCGTTGAGGTGGTGAACGTTCTCGTGCTTCAGGAGAGGTCGGCCGATATGCTGTTCCATTACGATGCGGTGCTGAAATTCATTGTATGACCTGCCGCCACCGCGCGATCGAGAGCGACGCATGTATCCTTCGCTGGTAGGCTTCCACTCCGTTGGGTCATAGGGAGTATAGGGAGGAGCCTCCCATCCAGCGGGGAATCCCCTTCTCCTCCACATCCCCCAGTGCCCCTTGCAGTAGCTTTTGGAGAAATGACGCTCTTCGCATCCCACTACGCCACAGATGCGCTGCCCCCTGAATATTGGCGCCAGAACGTCTCCTGCGTCTCGCTGTCTAGCGTGTCCAGAGCAAAGTCCATAACTGTGCCTCTTTTCTTCGCAGCCGTCAAACAGGCATGGGCCAGGGGGAAGTATTTTTTTCGCACGAATCGGATGGAGCTCAACGCCATGCTTTTTTTGAGAATTGTGTGCTTGGCATAGGCCAGACGGCAAAGCCCGCCTGTCGCACTCCGTGTAAGAACATTCCATACTACGATTGTAGCAGAATAGCTCCCGTGGTTACGGTTGTGACAGGCGGGCTTTAGCGGTTTCGCTAACTAGATTACACTTATGACCTTGGCCGTACTGACCAAGCCGCCCTTGAGTTTCGCGGTAATGTTGACTGGACCACCGACGGCCACTGCGTGCCAGACGCCGTGAGGCGATACCTCAACGATGGCCGGGTTGCTGGACACCCACTCGGCGCCAATGGTTGCTCGACGGCCTTGGTAGGTGGCAGTGATGAATCCGACATCGCCGACCTCGGCATCCGTGATCGCCGCGCTCGGGGTGAGCGTTGCGGCCGCAGGGCTTGAGGCTGGGACGATGTAGTTCACCAGAACGTCGTTGCGGGGCAGGAAGTTGACGTCGTAGTAGTGCGAGACATCGTTCTTGCCGTGCGACGGGATGTTCGACTGGACGCGGTAGACGTTGACTTCTTGCCCTGCCGCGATAGCGGTTCCCGAAGGCGCGGCAGTGCGAACCGCCGTTGCGAGAACCGTTCCCGGCACTGCCACGATCGTCTGTGTGTCGGCGTAGATCGAGGTGGTGTCGGTCGGCTCTGGCATGACAAACTGGAGCGCCCCACCGAATTGGGTCAGCCCGCGAGACTGTGCGCCAGCCGCATCAGTCCACACGCGGTCGTCCTGCTGGTCGGAGGCCGAGATGTTGAGCTCGGTGTTCTCGACGTTGGTTGCACCAGTGATGTTCACCAAGTCTTGCAGGTCGGCAAGTGATGGCTCTTCGAAGTCGTCAATCACAGCCTCAAGGCCAGCGAAAAAGGCGACGTTCTTGTTGGAGAGTAGTTTGGTGGCAGCCATTATGCTGTAACCTCCTGCTGGTAGCTGATTATTTGCTTGGAGACGAACGAGGCCGTCCTGACCTGCCACTCGTCATCGCCGAGAGTGTCCACGGGGTTGTCGGTGTGGACGTAGTACAGGTTCCACTTCTGCCCGATCGCGCTGGCGGTTGTGCTGGAGTAACCGATGCGGTGAGCGATGATGTAGGGGATGTCCGGCGCACGCACAAGGTCGGTCGCAAGGTTGAACACGCTGGTGGTGTCCGTCGGGTCAGCATCCCGGAAGATATTGAACTCGGCCTCGAAGTTGTAGCGCTTGATTTCGTTGTCTTGGCCTACGGAGCAAACCGTTCTGGTGTCGTCAACCTCGGGGTCTGTCGAGCCGAGTGTGTAGTCGTCCTGAACCGCACAGGTGATGTTTCCACCCGCGCCAGCGTTTGTCGAGCCGGGGGTGGTGATGGGGATGTAGTAGTCGTAAACCGCATCCGTGAGCGTGTTGTAGGGCACAAGGCCACCTGAGTACGCTACGTTAGGTACGGTATCGACCTCGATGACGGGGAGCAAAAGTATGCAATCTTTATCTCCGATAAGCAATTTGCGTGTGATGGCGAGCTCCTAAGTTTGGTGTTTATTGCCTGGATTCCATACTCGCATATGCTGCAAATCAAAAAAAATAATGGTAATCTAGCTACATGAAAAATACTAAAAGGTCTCTTGACGATTATGTTTGCCACTATCCCGGATGCATCAGGCAGCGCAGGGAAGGGGACTGGTGCCAAGCACATCGAAAGCAACTGAAGCTTGGGCGGAAGATGCAGCCGCTGCTCACGCGCGGCAAGCCAGCGACTCGCCCCACAGAGTGCTCGTTCCAAGGTTGCGAGGATTACGCTAGGGGTCATGGCTTTTGCTCTGGGCACTTACATCAAGCCAGGAAAGGCGAAGAACTCAAGCCCAAGAGAATGAGCGAGAGCATGGCTGGGGTGATCTGCATGTTCCCTTCCTGCGGGCTCGACGCCAAAACAAAAAGGATGTGCAATTCCCACTACTCACAGTTCCTTAGGAACGGCGACTTGCTGCCGATAGGGGCTACCTTGGATTGCGCAATCAGGTTCTGTGATGCCAGAGTGACCCAGTGGGCTAAGGGAGACCTGTGTCCATCACACGTTAGATTGGCTAGGCAGTCCGGCCTTGGCCGGGATGGGATTGTTGCCCTCTGGGAGGCGAGAGGCGATATTTGCTGGGCTTGCGGTACGAATACAAGGAGGCTACACATGGATCACGATCACTCGTGCTGCCCGATTTACTGCAATAAAAAGTGCGGCAAGTGCATCAGGGGACTCTTGTGCCAGCGATGCAATAATGTCCTAGGTCATGTAAAAGAGAGCCGAGAATTGCTCTCGGCTCTCTCTAATTACTTGGATCGTGGCGAACGCCTTCCTTCTTCGCTGCCCTGATCGGGGTTAGCCTGAAGCTCCGCGATCTTCGCTTCCGGGATGGGGATGAACGCCAGAGGCTTCGCATCTTTGCCGACCTCTATGAGGCCGAACAGCGCTGCTTGCCGGTCGGTGGCAAGGATAATCTTGCCTGTGCGGGGGTGCCTAAAAGTTTTGGTCATAGCACACAGTTTACGGCGTTTCAATAGCCAAACGTTAGCTGAGCTCGTCTACTTCTGCATTGATTTTCACTTCGTAGTACCTGATGAGCCGAACAGAGCTCGGCACTCCTGCGACGTTCAGCGATGGTGGGGTGCGTGAGCCGACACCTTTTATCTCCGTGGCATTCAGCGGGTTCGGGCTAACCCCGATCAAAGCATTGTCTCCAGCCACGCGAAGCGCTCGAACCTCTGCCTGAGTGGAGCCGATATACGTCACCTGAAACGGGAAAACCTGTGGTTGCCCCTTCTCGGTCACGCCAAGGCTCCGCCCGGATGCCGACGGCACTGGGGGCAGGAACAGGGGCACGATGTAGGGCGTGGGCGCTCCACTCCAGTCTTTCGGGGTCTCAGTGTCGTCGCGCACCCCGTCGAGCACCGTCCCCGCCGTTGCGAGTAGCGCGAGGATCGCCGTAGTTTCTGCTCCTGCTGTGCCGGACATTATCTGCCTCTTATCAGTTTACGGACGCGCCCAAAGAACTTCTCGCGCGTCGGGGTGAAGGATTCGTGTAGCGACTGGGCTGTCGCCTCTTGTATTGCAAAGTATTCGGCATCGTGCGGGTCAGGGTTATCCCAGCCCCAGAAGCCGATAATCGAGTTGTTGTGGCGCTCGACACCGTAGGTGATTTCGTCAATCATGTTGCCGGTGTCGTTGCGTCCAGGGGAGTTGCCTCGGCCGTTGGGGTTCTTGGCTCCTGTGCCGAAGTAGTATCGGTCGCGCCCCCAGTCAGTCTCGGCCTCATCCAGCGCCTGCGCCTGTAGCTCGGCACCCTCACGGACGGTCTTTTGCACAATATCAGTCCCGGCCTCGATGAACCGCTCTTCAATCTGGCCGATAGACGCGATAATGCGCTTCGGGCCACCGTTGTTCCATTTGGTGACCATTATGCGCGCGGGGTCGGGGCGAGTTCGGACATGAGTTCCACAGTCCTGAGCGCCGCGTGGGATGAGTTGACGGCCGACTGGACAGTGAAGCTCACCAGAGCTAGCGTTGGGTCTCGAAGGGGGATGGTCGCGCCCGTGGCGTCGTCAACGCCGGCGCTGATCTGGACTATCCAGCCTTTGGACACCAGCCCCGCGATCGCGGTCAACGGAATCTGAACATGAGCGGCGCGCTTGGTCTCCCATGATGTTGGGTTGCTTGCGTCGAGCGTTGAGCGCTTGTGTTGGAAGCGGCCTTTGGTGGTGAGCTTGAGAACCTTGGCGGTGTCGTAGAACTTGACGGTGACGTTCATCAGCGCCGAGTCGGTGGCGACGGCGGCTATTTCGTCAGACCAGAGTGCGCTTTGGCGGGGTGGGAGGCTCATCCCTCAATCTTATCGCGCTGGGAGACCAGCACGTCACCGACCTCAATGACGGTGATGCCGAGCTTGCGCGCTAGCACTGCTAGCGTTTCGGCGTAGTCCGGCCACTGCCACAGGTGGATCACCTCGTCCAGGCCGAACAGGTACGGGAACCCGCGCACTCCGGCGAACGTCAGCCCGGTCTCGGGGATCGCCTCAACAAGCTCCTGGACGACTGCCGCCCCGTTACCAAACGCGAACACCTCGACCAACTCGCCACCGCTTTGCTCGATGATGACGGCGATGGTCGAGGCGATCATTGCGTTGTCGTTGTAGGTGGGTGATGTGTACAGAAGGATTCTCATGGCGGCGACAGGGAGGCAGCGGCACCGTAAGAGGGCGATCCATGGCCGGGGTCTGAGCTGTACTCGATCACTGAGGGGTGCGCGAAGCCGCAAATTGGACAGATGCTCAATCCAACACCACCTCAACCGGCTCATAAATCGTGCTCTCCACCAGTGTCAGCGGAAGCTCGGTCGGCAGCTCGTAGACCCTGCCACAGCGCGGGCATCGGATGGTGTCACCTACACCTACCATTTCCTCTTCCATGCAATTCCCCTCTCGTCAGTGAATCATCAGTGAAACTACCGAGAGACTAGCACGCCCGCCTCAATCGCGTCTACAGGACGTAAGGAGGAATGGTCGCTTCAGGCCATGTCTTGGCGTGTTGGTTCTCGTATCCGCCGAACGGGATGACCTCGAACAGGTCGGAGGCGGCGGCGGCATCCATGACATCAGCGTCGTTTAGCCAGTCTTGCGCAAGTTCGCGAAAAAGCTTGGCGCGAGCCGTTGAGTCCAGCCTTAGATCGTCCGTAGTGACCGACACGGCCGAGAGCGTGAAGTAGGCGGCAATCTTGCGGAAGGCCCACCCAGTAGCGCGCACGATAGACCCATCGGCGAGCTCAAGGATTTCCTCTATCTCTTCGTCGCTCAGGTAGGAATACTGTCCAAAGCCCGGCTCGTCTGGGTCAAACGGAACGCTCTCTGTGTCTCCAGTATTCAGGCGCGTTCGCCCAACATCCGACATGGGGTCTAGGGGGGAGATGCCACGGTTCATTACACTAGCTTATCGCGATAAATCACTGCTTCTGCGAACCCATGCCTTGTTGAGAAGGATTCTGTGGATCGTACCTTGGGTCACCCCAAACTCTTCCGCAAGAGCGGCCTCAGAAGGCGCCACCCCGCCCCGTACGCCTGATGGCAATATTTCCCTAGACCTTATGTCATCGACTTGTTCCCATGTCAGCTTAGCCTTTATATTATTCTCTCCATGCGCAACGTTGCTGTTTACCATCCTGTCGCGCATCCTTTTTTTGCCCTCATCTGAAACTTTCCTACCCAAATGTGCTTCCCTTATTTTCTGCTTTGTTTCGTCGCTCATTGGCCCCGGAGACCCGCCGAGTCCCCCGCTTAGAACATTCATGAGCTTAGCCTTGCCATTTTTCCGGTAAAACCTGATCCAGTGGACTTCCGCTTCGTCCAAAACTAAAGGAGATTGAAACTGGTGAATAATGACTGGGACTATGTTCTCGGGGCCGTGCTTTCTGATCCAGTTATAGACCGGTGCTCCAGAGCTCTTGTACTTGCCCCTCGCGGTCGATAGATGAACCCTAAGCCTCCAAGCGACACCTCGGATGGTTTGACCTATATATCTAATACCCTGCTCCGGATGGCACTGGCACTTTAGGCCGTATATTGCATTCATCGAATAATTGCTACTGCTGTTCTCCACCTTGCTCCTCAATCCACCCACCACTGTTTCCCAAGTATATCCCGACAGCCCGCTAAATGAAGAAAGCCCTCGCGGAGGCATTTCTCGACGCGAGGACTTTCTTGGGCCGGGAGCGAGAGGAGGGGAACTCCGGGGCTTGTGATAATCCTAGCCGGTGTTGCGCTGACTAAACAAAGAAAACCCCCGGCTTGTGGCCGGGGGCTTTCTCCTTGTCGGGTTTTAGCTGAAGTAAGCCGAGGCTTTGAGTTCAGTCACGAGCGTGTTCAGGTACGTCCTGACTGCCGCAAGGTCTGCGAACGAGGCCGGGACTGCCGTGAGCGCCTGTACCGTCAGCGCACCAGCGGGCAGCGAACCAACGATGACAAGCGGCTCAGGAGCCGGTTCACCGCTGACCGCTGCGCGCTGGGTAAGCGCTACGGGCTTTGCCGCTGCCATGACCTACGAGCCCGAACCGTTCGACCAAACGATCTGCTGCTCAGTGATGAGGGCAGAGTTGGTGAACTGGCGGAGCTTGAGGTCAACAGAGTCGTTGTCGAAGTGCGCGAGGGCGAACGGGTCGCCTCCACGGCTTCCACCGATCGGGACACCGGTGAAGTTGTTCACCAGAACCTCGGGAGCGGTGCGACCTGCAAGCTGGAGCTTCACGAGACCGGGACGACGTGTGGTGCCAGCGGCAGGAACCGCGTACCATGCGTCGGAGTCGGTGATCCACTCAGAGCCGATGACACCAGTGACGCGACCGAGGGCGCTGTCGCGGGGGAAGCGGCGGACAATGCTTCCGTCCTGAAGAGTGAGTCCGTCACGAGCCTTCTGGAGCTCAATGTTGACCATCTCTTCTTGACCGGCCTGAACGACGATGTAGTACGAGCTTGCAAGAGGAATCTTGCGGCTCGTGATCGTGTCCTCACGCTGTGCGATCTGCGAGAAGCCGAGTGCAAGCGCTTCTGCGGAGAACGGGGCGTTGGCTGGGACGGCCGTGCCGGTCGGGAGGTAGGTTCCTGCCGACAGGTCTGATGCCGTGGTGACACCGGACTGAAGAGCGTCCATGACCAAGAACTCGTCGGTGTCGAGTGCGACATCGAGCATCTGGCCGGGGAGGTTCCGAACGGTCGGGCGGAGCTTGGAGATGATACGCTCCAGCGACAGACCGAACTTGAAACCACGCTTTTCGAGCTTTGCGCGAACAGCTTCTTCTGCGAAACCAAAAGCGTACACATAGGTGTCAAGCTCTGGAACGAGGGGAGATATGCCTGCGTTGCCCTTGGTGTCCTTGCCGTACTTCAGGTTGTCGAAGTTCGGGACGAAACGCTCGAAAGAGGTCTCGCTGAAGTCGTCAACCGTCTCGATCGCGGCGATCTTATCCCAGTTGCGCGGAGCGGCATCGTACTCAGGAAGGTTCCTGACGTTGATGAGCTGCGCGAAAGACCAGGGTGCGTCCGACGTGGTGAGGGTTTCCTTGAGTTGCAGTGCCGCGCGCTCGCCAGCAAAGCCACCGACGAGGGAACCCTCGACAAGCTCTGCCATCTTGAGGTACTTGGCCTCCGAAACGAAAGGAAGGACTTCAAGGCGATTGCCGCAACTGAGGTCAATCTTAGCCATTAGATAACTCCGATCTGGACTGGGGACGTGGTGCCGACGATACGGCCGTCGTCAATACGCCCGAAAAGGGTGTTGCCAGACGAGGTGAGCGTCAAGCTGGTGATGACACCAGAGGAAACAACGGCGTAAACCGCGGTGCCCTTGTCGGTGCCGGCGCCACCGGGGATGGTCTCGCCTGCCGTTACACCCGTGACGGCGTAAAGGAAGGTGCCATCGAAAGCGACAACAGCGCCAAGGTCTTGGTTGCCGATGCCACCAATCGGGATACCCGACTGAGTGGTGCCGTCTGCGAGAGTGCGCGATCCAGTTGCGTCACCAGCCGCGGTCAGCGTAAACGCTGGGCGGAGACTGACCGGCTCAAGAACCGGAACACCGGCGAGGGTGCCCGTTGCGACAAGAATCTCGCGGGTCTGGTTTTCCGTGTACTTACGGAACATGTTGGTAGCCATTGCTTACCAGCCTTTCGGAAGTGACGCAGATGCGTCGCCAGTCGCCGACTCGCCAGCACGGGCAAAGCCGCCACTGGTTTCTGCGATCTGCTTGAAGGCCGTTGCGACCTTGACGGCCTCAGCGAGCCTTGCGGTGATGTCCTCGCCGTTGGATGCTGCTTCGAGAAGCGGCTCCGACTGCTCGGGCAGGAGCTCAGCGGCCTCGATGGCCGTTGCCTTCTCCTTGTAAGTTCCGAGCGCTTCCTTCACCTTTTCGTCGATCGCGTCGAGCGCGGCTTTGGCGTCAGCCTCGGCCTTGATCTTCGCGTCTTCGGCTACCTTGAGGGCAGCCTTCGACTCAGCGATGGAAGCGTCGAACTTGGCGGATAGATCGGCGATAGCCTTTTCCAATTCCACGTTCATTCCTTCTTTCTGGGTTTTCCTGTCAGCCGAGGCGGCTGGAGGCTTGGGCGAGGCGGCGCGTGCCGACTCGTACAGTTTTTCGACAAGGCCACTATTTTTTAGCCCTGCATACGAAACGAGGTCAACCGAGTTTTGAGGATCGGGAAGAAGGGAGGTAACGTTGCCCTCGTCGTCCGATTCACCCATCATGTATATGCTCAAACCAGTATGGGGAGCGACTGCTTCTACAAAATCAGCCCAGTGGGGGAATATTTCAAGCTCGCCGACCAGTCCCACGCCTTCCTCGTAAACTGCGCCATCTGGGTAGAATCCGATGAGGTCTTTGGGGCTACGGGTAGGGTTGGCTTCCGTTGGGTGATCGACATATGCGTGAGCGCCCGGAGCCAGGGCCTTCGGGCCGTACTCGCGTAGGACTTCTTCAGTATAGAAGCCCGAACTGCCTTGCCCGGCTTGCGCTAAAATTCCCTTCCAGCGTTTGCCCGACTTGGCGAGCGTCGAGGCAGACTCGCGCAAAAGCTTTTGTGTCATGCCAACAATCGTACCTGACGTTTTGACGACTAAAACAGGGCACTAGCCATTCTGTGCCGCGACAATCTCGCGCAACACTTCTTCAAATGTGGCGCTTGCGTTGGCTTGTTGTGCGCCGTAGCTTTCAATAATGGTTTCAAGTTTGCCCATTATTGCAAGCATCTCGCCGATTCCGTCCGAGCGCATGTCTCCAGCGGATGGGGTCTGGCCTGCGCCTGTGGACTGGCCTTGGCCGGGGGTTGTTTGCGTTGTAGTCGAGGTTCCAGAGCCTTCGGGGTCGATGTCGCGACGAGCTAGGCTAGCCTCATTGTTGGGCAGGAGTACACCGTCTGGAACAGTGACGCTCTCTGTGGACTTACCCTCGATTCTTGCCTTCATCTCCTTGGCCGCATAAAGGCCGGTGCCCCAGCGAATGACCTCGGCCTGAAGGGCGCGTAGGAGTTCAGTTGCGTCGTCATATGGAGTGAACTCGACCGTAAAGTCTTTCGCCCCCATCCAGCGCAGAACGCGAGTGTCGTACTCAACGTGCTCGTCGCGGCGAGACTCCATTGCAAGGCGCGTCGGCATATCGAGCGTCTGGGCGGAGCCGTAGCTGGAGCCAGCAGTTCCGGGGTCGGACGAGAAGGCGATGACCGACAGGTCGAGGGCAGCGGCCGCAGTCGCAACGACAAACCTGTAGCTGTCAAATTGGTACCCCTTCCCCGCGCTCGACATCGGCACAAGATCGTTGACCCCGCCTACGGAGGCAGTCGCGCCGGGGGTCTGGGCGTTCGCCAGCGCGAGCGCAACGTTCTCCCCGCCTTTCTTGCTGTTGGATGCCGCCTTGAACGCGAATGATGCCAGCGCGTTCGACATCGTGATGCCGTTCATCGTCAAATCGCGCACAAGGCGAGTCCAGACGAGCGCGGCCAGAGCGTCAGGAGCGCCGAGGGCGTAGTCGTCAACCCCGTTGGCGATCATGTCGAATGCAGTGAGGTCTTTCCGAACCTTGACCGGCTGGCCGCCTTCGAGCGTGATGCTGTCTTTGCGCACGCCGTCATAGTGGTCAACGTAGACCCACTCGACTTTCTGCTTGGTCTCGCCGGTAGTTTGGTTGAAAACGCCGTAGGTGCGCTGGTACGCGATGATTTCATTGATGCGTTCAGGGTGTCGAGCGTAGGCGCTGATTTCCTCCAGCGGGACTGGGGTGAGCTGCTTAGTCGCGTTGTTCCCAAAGGCAAGGTAAAGCCCCGAGCAGAAAAGCGCCGTCTCGCGCTTGCGATATGCCGACCGGCCGAAGAAGTGGCGCTGGTTGTGAACGCTGTCGATCTTCTCGCGAATGTTCGTCGCGCCCTGCTTGGGCTTAGGCAGTCGGTGGTGGATGCCTCCCTTGAGGATGTAAGAGTGGCGAAGCATGAGGCCATGCTTGATGTGAGGGTTGCCAACTCGCGCGTTCTGAATCTCGATGTTCCACTTTTTGAGGTCGTCCAGCGAGAGGCCGTCATCGTCAGAGGAGCCGAGTAGCTTGAGCCATCCGAGGTCTTCTCGACTGAGCATCGCCATCGCGGACGAAAGATTCTCTTGGAGGTAGCCGTTCTGGTTCGCCAGCTCCTCGGTTCGCGCTACCGCCTCAGTAAGTCTCGCAGAGACCTCTTCGAGCGAAAGTGTGGGCTTTGTGGCAACCTGTTTCGACATATAGACAGAATACCGTGGGAAAAGAGGACTAAAGCGGCCTAGAGCGGGTACGAACTGTCCAAACGGCTCAGGCCGAGCATGTCCCACGGAGACTCGATCACTATGTCGCCTTTAGAGAGGTGCCCCATCGCGCTACCCGTCAGTGGGGAAGTGTCGGCCATCGCGTATATCGCCGCGTCGGCGTAGTCAGGCGAGCCAACGCCACGCTTGCGCATGTCATCCTTGGATTCGATCAGAATCGCCCCGAGGCCGGACGATTGCTGTTTGTATTCGATCCCAAGCATTTCTTCCTGCAATTGCTCGTCAGTAATGTCAATGTCAATCTTTCCTCCGGCCAAAAGGCGCTGGAACTCTGAATACCAGTATGCGCGAGTGTTGTACCACTTACTCCGGTTTGGGCTTGCCGCTCCACCGAGCATCCCAATGACTAGGTAGCGTTCTTCGGCGAGCTCGGCAACACGGTCAACAATCGGGCCACCAAGGCCAGCGGAGTCGATGCGGACTTCCAGCGCACCGGTCGAGAGTGCTAACTCGTGAATCTTGTCGGCAGTCCGCATGGCGTTTTTCTCGTTCCATGCGTCTACGAACCTAAGCCGACCGTTCGTGTTCGAGTAGACGGTGTTCATATCGCCGAACTCCGAGCGAGACACGTCAACGCCAAGAACGGGGCGCGAGCCTTGATCTACAGGGATGTCGGTATCGAGTCCGACCGCCATATCCTCGACCGAGACCAGTGTTGGCCCCATGTCGAACGCGAACTCGCCGAGAACGCGGCTGATGTACTTTGGGCTGGTAGACGACTTTTTGCCCGTCTTTTCGTCAAAGTATACCCCGCCCCACTCGGCAAGTTTGTCGTCAACGTATGACTGGTCAACCAGAGTTTCCAGAACCTCGATGGGCAGCCCCTCCCCGCCATGGAAGTTGGGGCTATCGAACACCGTGATCGTGTGCTTGCTCCAACTTGTGATGGCGTTCTTGAATATCTTCGCGACATAGCTCAGCGGGTTCGTGGGGTTGAGGATCAAGAATCTACGGCTGGTCGCGTTGGAGGTGATGTTTCCGAGGTCGTCAATCAGGGACTCTGTGAGACCAACAGCCTCATCGCCGACAGCCAGAACGTAGCGAGCGTGGATACCGCTCATGGTATCCTCTTTGTGCTCTGGTGGCTTCGCGCCGTAGCCAAGCTCGATGCCGCTCTCCAGCCTCCAGTGAGCCATCGACGTAATGTATCCAGGCAATGCGTGGTCGATGATTCCCGCAAGGTGCCTTTGCTGGCTCAATTGCCAGAACTTCCTGACCTCTCGCCAGACAATAGCGTTGATCTGTTTACTGGATGGCGCAGTAGACACGACAAAGCATCCACCCGGCAAGTCCCATCGAGTGTCAACCCACCAACAAATGAGAACGCCGGCGAGGAACGACTTACCGACCTCGTGCCCGGCCTTTACGACAACATTCTTATCGGTAACTACAGACATCGCAACCTCAGCCTGTTTCGACCACAACTGAATGCCGAGATGATCTTTCGCCCACAGTACAGGGTTGTTGAAGTATTCCGCCGACCTACGCTTGCGGTCATACTCTTCGATCGCCGAGGCGAATACATTGCCGCTAAGTTCTGAGGTCACTGCTCTATTGCCTCGTGCTTATCGAGCTCAATCTTTGCCTCGATTAGCCCTTGTCTAGCCGTCTCATCCCATTCGTCGGAGTCGATCAAGTCGCCAAACTGTTGCTTCATGTGGTTTATGGCGATCGCGTAGGCTTTAGCCATGATTTTGCCCTGATTGCCGTATAAGGTGTTCAAGTCAGTGTTAGTCGCCTCGCGCCTCTTGTCCAGCCGACCGGAGAGCTTATCGAGCACTTTGATCTGGAGTGTGAGGTTGTCGTTGTCCTCGTAGCGCTCTTTCAGAGTGGTCAAGATTCGACGGAACTCAAGCATCAGCGCTTGATCCTCCTCGGCCGCTGTCAGCCAGTCTTTCATCTTGAATAGCTGCTTGATGCGGTCTCCCGCCTGCGCTGGGGATATAGCGCCATTCAGCCGCTCGCTGATTTCCTCCATACTGCAACCCTCGGCCTTGAGCGCGATGAGCTTCGCATCAAAGGGCCGAACTGGCAGTGTCTCCACCTCTTTTGTCATCCCATCAGTTTACAGGCCACAGAATTGGGAAAAGGCTTATACCCGAATAGATATAAGCCTTTTCCTAATGGTGTGCCATGTCAGCCGGTCAGCCGCTTTCCGGCCGGATGCCGGGCTATTGCTTCTTGCCTCTGTTCATCACGCTCGACAAACTCTGTACCGAACGCCGCGGCTTGACTGTAGGTGTCGAACGGCAACGTGGCGATGACCTGCCCGTCTTGGATCAGGTCGAGCATCGCGTCTTGGCTGACACTAAACGCGCGCGTCACAATAGCACCGCTACCAGTAGTATTGCGCCGAGGATCGTCGCGGCAAACAAGACGGCCTCTGGCGGGGTGAGCCTTGGGTCTGGGTCGTGGGCGCTCAAAACGGCATGTCCTTTCGCTCTTGTGCCAGCCGGTCACGCTCCCACTCAAGGTACACGATCGCCTTCTGGATGTCTTGTAGCTCAGTGCCTTTGTAGGGCGCGCGCAGGATGTATTTCAACGCATTGCCCCTCAAGAAACTTTCATGGCGGGTTATTGTGATAACCTCAATCCCGCTGGGATGGCTTTTGTAATGCTCTGGTTCACGTACTGGGTCGCTCATGCTTTCTCCTTCTGCTTGGCGCTTGGTGCGCTCGTTATGTGCAATTTACCGCATGGGCAGCGATAAGTTTTCATCGGTTTACCGGTTCCTCTCGACGATCTGAGTGCCCAAGAGATTACATCACTGTGCCGAGCAAAAGCGCGCTTGTTGGGTGTTGGGCACTTTTGGCTCATTGGTCGCGTGAATCTGTTGATTGTGGCTGAGCGATAGAGCAGTAATAACAGGGCCGACCACCGACACATTGGCACGGAATTTTCATTCGTTGGCTCCTTCGTTCCTAGAATCTGTTGGTTCGCGGTCGAAGCGATGACCCGAGAGGCTGTGCTCGGTCGAGCCACATCTAACGCAAGACGCGACAGCGACTTGCCACTCAAACCCCTTATCTTCACTTGTACCGTGTACACCAATCTCCAACTGTGCTAGTTGTATTGGCTCGCCTTCAAAACCTTCGAGCGAGGCCACCGGGTCCCAGAAGAATGCCTCCCGCACCACACACTCATCGACCTCATGATCTACGCACACGATTTCGGACAAAAGCCCATCGCCGCTTTTGAGCGTTACGCACATCTGGTGTCTCATCGCTGTCTCCCGTCGTCGTTGCGTGAATCTGTTGATTGCGTCTCCCAAAAGTCTTGGCAGCACGCGCCTCGGCAACCGCCAGAGGTGTGCTCTCGAAGCATTCGGCCGTCGCCATAGGAACGCCAGCCGTTCGGGGTTTCGGTAAGTATCATCAGCCAACCACCGTTCGCCCAGCAAGATACCGCGCTAAATCCAACGAGTAGACGACGGGGCCATGCACAATTCCGCCACATGCTTCCTCATAGCTTTTTGTCTCGTGGTTGTATTTCTCGCCTTGGCATAGAGTCATGGTCTGCCCGTACATCCAGCCGTAGAAACGCTCTAGGTCTTTGCCAAGAATCTGCTCCAGTTGTTCAGCCGTGTACCCGTAGGCGCACTCTGGTTCGGGAATCATCTCTGCCACCACCTCTTCCTTGTTTCTACCAACTTATACACACCGGCTGGTGTGCCGAAATGAATAACGGGGTTTCTGTTTGTTCTGCGAATAACCCCGGTGCCCGGCATCGGCATATAGTCGTCACACATTCGGCACCTCAAACCTGACGAGGTTCGACATGCTCTCGCGCCTGTGCCGACCGGTCAGCCCAGACTTCAGCACAACCCCAAGCGGGTCAATGCGGGACTCGATCGCGATGACTTTCCACGTCAAAGCGCGCCCGTTGATGCGGACGTAATCTCCGACGTCAATCATCATCAAGATTCTGTGCCGCGATCAGCCAGAGGCCGCCGAGCGTTATCGCGCCAGATGCTATGGTGGCTAGCGAGAGGCCGAGCCCAGCCCACGGTTCTCCAGTGGCGAAGAAAATTATCGACCCGCCAAGGTAGCCAATTGTGGCGCCGGCGGAGATGGCGGTGAGGATGCGGAGGGTCATTTCTCCACCGCAAGATTCTCTATCCCCACAAAATCCCTATCTACTATCTGCTCGATCTTACGGAACAGGTCAAAAGGGATTTTCACATCCACATCACCCTCCCGGTAGCCGTCAAGTGTGGCTGCGTACACAGGCCAGAAGTGGACGATCCACTCAGGGGTCACCCGAATTTTCTTGTCGCTCATTTCACTGCCGCCAGCAACACGGAGCCGTCCTCGAAACGGTGCGCGTGGTACTGCTTGAGTGGGTCGAGCCACTTCATCAGGGTCACGCGCCCGCGGCTGTCGATTGCCGGAACTCCGACGAGAGTCTGGGTTGTGGGGGTGTAGGGGCTGGTCTCACTCATGCCGGTGCCACCACATACTCAACGCCGTCAACCGTGGCGTGGATCGTGTCGATGCCGAGCAGGTCGCGGGCTGTCTTGATCGCGGCTTCGAGCTCTGCGGTTAGTTCTTCGATGGTTTTCATGGTCTCGCTTTCTTCTTCTGTGTAGATCGCCGTAACTCGGCTGGTGACTCTCAGTGTGGCGTAGCCTTCGCCGAGCGGTTGGAGGACTAGGCGCATTGGTTCGCCGACCGCTATGAGCGGGATGCTCAGCAATCGCAACCAGTCACCATCGCGACGCAATGCGCTTTCTGTGGTCTCGCCATCGCGCAGGCGCATCACCCGGCCTTGGTCGAACAGGTAAATGCTTCCGGTTTCGGTTTCTACGATCATTCGCTGGACTCCTTTTCGGGCGAATGGTCAAAGCCGTAGAGGTCGGGGTCAACGGCTAAGGTCAGCCCTGCCACATTGAGCTTGGCGATGATTCTGTCAATCCGCGCCTGAATCGCATCCCGAAACTCCGGCATCATGTTGCGGTAATACTCGGGCTCCCCAAAGAGCTCACTCATCACCAGTTCCTCGTATTCGCCGGTGTTCTTTTCGATGGTGAAGTTCAGGGAAACTCCGTCCCCAACTCGATCAACAAAATACCAGAACCCCTCACGGTGGTCGGTAAAGCCGAGGTCGCGCATTGCTTCGTCACTCAGCACTGGGGTTACTCCGTCTGGGTGGATCATTTACCTTCCTTCCTAATTCTCTTCTTGGCTTCTTTGGTGATTCTTTTTGCGCGGGCCTCTCGGCGCAGGCGGCACATTTCGTCCTCGATGTCGGCCTCTAATTGCTCGGCTTCGCTTCGGGGGTACCAGCCTGCGCTGTGGATTGAGGCTGGCTCTAGACGAAACGCGGGCGGTGTGCCCCAGTCCGTCGGGTCGCCCCGGAGCGCCGCAACTTCCTCGGCGACTGACTTCTCGGTCACTTGATGAACTCCCTCTCAATGATCCGCTGGACTTGGCCGAGTGTCCAGACCTCGCCGTCGGCGCGCATTTTGTCGATGCGGTCGTTGATTGCGCGGGCTGTTTCGGCGACTGGGGTCAGGCGAACCAACTCGTGGTCGCCAAACTCTGAGCCGTCGTCGTGAATCTCGTCCCACCAACCCTCGTCGTCTAGCTCCCAGACCTGCGCGCCCGACTGGTAAAGGCCGGGTTCTGTCGGCAATGTTTGTGCGGTGTACTTTTTCAACTCTCCTCCTCGTCTGGGATCAATCCCCATGCATCCTCGACTAGGCCGTAGGCCAAGCCTGCTGCCGAAATCTGTGCCGCGTCTTCGTTGAGACGGACACCTTTCTCGCTGGCCTTTACTTTTTGGCCGTTGAGTTCAAGGGTGACGGTTACTTTTACGGTTGCACTCATGAATCCTCCTTCTCTCGGTGGGTGTTGATTGATGCTAGCACGGGTTGGGGTGAATGCCCAAACTGGGGTTGGATATGTTGTAGCCGGACAGGAAAAAAGATTTTTGGATCAGGCTCGTCTGTCAGATCAGTACGGTAGATCATGTGTTTTTGGTCTGGTAGGGGTGCAATGGATTGAGGTTGGCGCGGGTTGTGTGTTGATCTATGGGGGTGGAATCAGTGCGGTAGATCCTGTCTTTTTGGTTCGGCAGGGATGGGTGGAATCGCCCAAGATGATCTATTGGAATCCAAATATTGCACAAGCCCAAGAATTCGGTTTGGCGAGTCCTGGAGAGAACCCAATGATGTGTTGCAACCTGAGCATAGTACCCCTCTAACGTTGCCTGTAGAGTGGTCGTGATCTATGTGGAGTCGAGTCGTGTTCTGGCACCCCGGATTTTCGCACTCAGCGACCATCGAGAGCGCTATCAAATCTTCTGCGCTCAAAGAGTATCTAGACATTTTAGACGCATGTCCAGAGCAAAATTGAACCGAAAAAACTGGCTTTTTGCAGGTTGGCACGGCGCACGGAGATGCCTCCATGTATATTCCATATGGGCGCAACGGCTTCATCTCTTCGCCCGATCTAAATTGCTCCCCATGTGTCCGGCACCACCCCTTACTCTCTGTCGTTCGACCGCAGTCGGGGAAAGAGCAAGGTGGATTCATTGCTACCCCCAGATGCCCCGGAACTTGGATGCGACCTCTCTTCGCCTGATAGTGGTGGGTCGCACAAAGCCCTTTCATTCTGATCGGCTTTTGGCATGAATCGACCCAGCAGAGGGGCTGCTCTTGTGGCAAAATTTTCTGCTCCGGGTCTTTGCCCCTGTAGGCCGCTTGATAGTGAGCCTCGCACATCGCTCCATCGGTTCGAGAGTTGGCCATCCTTGAGCAATGGGATACAGAGCATCTGGGGAACGAAGATTCGTTTGAAATATTTGGCGACAGTCCATTCTTTCTGCGGTTCGCGTGCGTGGCACAAAATTCACCCCAACGCTGAGGCCTGTCGCAGTCATCTTCTGCGCAGGGGAGAAAATCAAGGGTTTCAAAGATCGCAGAAGTGTTTTTTGTCATGAATCAAGTATATCTGCAATCTTTCCAATTCCGCACTGAATCTGAAAAATTTATGCGGGGTCGCCCCACGGGGTCGGGCGTACATTTTACCTACCATAATCTGTTGTCTTTCGCAACCTTTATAACGATATCGTTACCTACCCCCCCCCATCCCCCCACTTCGCCCCGCTCCCGTGGTACCATTGACCATGACCAACCAACCGAACACAACCGGAGCTAAAGCAATGGAACACTACGACGATCACGCGCACGCATTTGTGGACGATAGCGACACTAACCACACCGCTAGCGCTGGAATTTATTGCGCGGTGTGCTCTTACGAGTCCGGCGCCCCTCGCCACGCGCTCGCTCCTCGTCACCGTGCCGATACCCCTGCCGACAGACTCACCACACCCCTGCCAGCTAGCCACGTTACGGGCATGTACCCTATGCCTAGCGCGCTCCCAGTGTCCACCGAGACGGCGCACTACTCGTTTGGGGCTGGTGCACTGTGAGCGCCTACGAAGCACTTAGGGCGACACTGACCGACTCACTTACAGCCCTAGCGGTTGCGCGTGAGCACGTCATGGCTAACCCTGAAACATGCCCCGCAATGATTCTAGGGGTCACTCATTGCGACTCGTGCGGGTTTAGCTACGGCACGGCGCGCCACGTTGTAGAACACCGCAACCGGTGCGCTACCCCTGAGTTTCACGGAATTTAGCACCAACAGCCCCGCGCATAATGGCGTAGAGTCTCGCAGACTCACGGGGCACTGTAGCCGACTGGCTACCCTGAGAGAGAGAATCGAATATGAACACAACGCGCGAAACATTCGCTAGGGTGCTATCTGCACTTGCCGAGAACGCCAACCCGCTAGCTCTCAACGCCGCTACCGGCATTGAAAGCGCCCTAGAATCTCCCGCTAGTGGGACAATGCGCGCGTGGATGGAGGCGCACAACGGGCAGACAGTAACCACTGTCCAGATTGACAACAGAAACGGCTCTGGATGGTCCCCTACGGGGCGCACAATTGACGCGCGCCCTAGCGCCGTGTTTCTTGACCGTTCGGCGCGCGAATATCGGGGCATGAAAGTCTTGCACACCACTGGAAGCGCTCTAATCGTGGCAGATGACTGGCACACAGTCGCCTATATCGTAGAGTAACCAAACAACACTAGACACTACAGCCCTAACCCCCTGTAGTGTTTGTGGGTCGCTTGGCTCAAACACAACACAACGAAACGGAACACAATGAAGAGCACAGAATCTAGGGCACTCGCACAAGAGCGCCGCACGGCAGACAGAATGTTGACAACCGAGCGCCACACAGCGCGCATGGCTAAATATTCGCCCACTCGTGGAATTGCGGGGGCATGGTAATGGCTAAATTCTCACTCACTATTGCAATAGGCAATGCTGCAATGCTTACAAGCAATGACATTGCCGAAGCGTTGAACCGTACCGCCGATAAATTGTGGCACGATGAAATTTCTGCACTTACAGTGGCGGGCGAATCTGGGAAAGTGTACGACTTGAATGGGCAGCCCGTAGGCGAATGGAAGGTATCGAAATGAGCCTAACCCGCGTAGGCGTTCACCGCTCCGAGTATGCGGCCATTGAGTCCGCACCTAGCCGTTTCTACGCCCCCGTAGAGTTCTCACAGTGGGCGCAGCGCGCCGACAATTGGGCGCGCGCAAACAGCCGCGAGACGCTAGACAATCAAGTCTGCCAGTGTGGACACAAGAACATTAGCCACGGCAGCACACGCGAAACAATCGGCGGCGGGGCGTGCGGGGTTGACCGCGATACCAGAAATGCGCTAACTGGTTATCTCGGTGACCCGTGCTCCTGTAAGGCTTTCGCCCTATAGCATCCCCCCCCTAGGCCACTGTAAGGCTGTGAGCGCGACTCGTGACCGCGCTAGGGGACTGTGCCGACTGGCACTCTCATAACAGAATGGAACAAAAATGAAACTCAACCTAACCCCTGAGCTTGTCGCCGGTTTTGGCGCTGTTCTCCAGTGTGTCGGCACCGACAGGTTCACCCCGGTTCTTATGGCCGTGAGAGTCACCCCTGAGCATCTTCTCGCTACCGATCGCTACGTGGCAGCACGTTTCGCTCATGGTCAGGAGCTCCCAGAAGATGCCGAGTCGGTGACCATTCCCGCGGCAACGGTGAAAATTCTGGCAGCACTCAAGCCGGCACTAGGTGCCACGATCACCCTGGAGAATGACCGTTACACAATCAACGATGAAAGCGGCAACATTCTGAGCTCTGCCACCTTCGAGGGCATGGCAGCGCTCAACTTCCCGCCCGTTGATCGGCTGTTCCCTGACGCGCCCAATAAGGCCGGGCAATCGACCCTAGGCGACGCTCCTGAGTTCTTGAGCCTTGCGCCCAAGATTCTCACAAAAGCGCTAAACGCTTCGCTCAAGATCGACAAAAACGCCCCTGCGCGTTTCGAGTTCACAAAAACCAGCAACTCAGACAAGCCCGGCCCTGTCCTCATGACTCAGGGCGCGCTTGCCGTCTTGATCCAGCCGAGTCTGATACTCGACCGCTAAACCCACAAATCGAAACCCTGTGAAGGGTCGCTAGGTGAATTCCTAGCCTGATGAGATGAGGGAAAGATGCAAGGAATAGAACCGTGCCGCAGGCACGCAAACGCAATAAACGGGCCGCACGCGGTTGAATGGCACCGCGCACTACAGATCGCCACAGAGTGCCCAAGTTGCGAGATTCACGTCTAATGCACCATTCCACCTATTTCGGCGTGAACATCACGCGGGAGACAGACCCCCAAAAGATGCCCTACGCCATGCCCGGCTATCGTGTGCCATATTCGGCCTACGCCGGGCAGCGTTTCGTGTGCGCCGACACCCTGGAGGGTATCCGCCGATTGATCCGAGAGAATCGCTAGCCGCCAACCTAAGCCCCCCAAAAATCACCCTGCAACACCTAGCACCTAACCCCCATAAAAACGCCTGAGAATGGCACTGAGAGAGAGTGAGATGTGAATGCCCCCCTACTGCCGGAAGCACGAGCGGTTCTGGAACACCATCTTCGCCACGGCATTCTGTGAGGAGTGCGACCGAGAAGAGCGGAGAAACCGCGAAAACCCCCAGAGTAAGGCAGGGAAGATTCAGGCCATGCGTGACGCGGGTGTAAAAATCCGCGGTTACGTGCCAAGCACCCAAGAATACCTAGCCATAATTGACGCCCTGGAGGGTCAAAAATGACCCCCAGAAGGTCAGCCGCGGCACTGCCGACAGAAGTCGAGATGGCGTTTCGAGACGCCAGAACGACTAAAGCACAGCGCAACGCCTACATTCAAGCCCTATTCGAGGCCGGCTGGTCGCGAAAATCTATCGCGGATGCCATCGGCCTAACAGTCCAGAGGGTCTGGCAGATCGCGACCAGAGACGATCTAAGCGTGCAGATCGGTCTCAACCGATTCCCGGTGCCTGTACCGCCCATAAACCGCTCTGTCACGCTCTCGTGGACGGATAAGAGCGGTTTAGGCGGTCTCTACGCCAGAAAAACGACTCTAGAAATGGCTCTCAGCCAGATTGAGAGCTCAACGATGTTCAATACGCTCTGGTGGATTGACCAAATGCCAGCCTCGACTAAAGAACAGCGAGACAAACCATGACGAACACGAGCACGACAACAATCTTGATTGTCTCAGCCCTTTTCGTTCTGGTGTGCGGTTTGATCGGTGCCAGGGCGTAAAAACGCTCTACAGCCTCTATTCCTAAAAACTCTTTATGTCGCTACTTGTTATGTTGTTAGTGATGTTAAGAGAGATATGAAAACCAGTCCAAAATCACCCCCGGATTCTAGGCAAACATTGGGTTCACCCCCAAAAAGAAACCTGTGAAAACCCCCAAAAACTCAACAACAGCACGACTTGTGCACAACAACCAACACAACAAACGTAGACAACAACAGAAGACACTGTTATTGTGATTACAACCACCAAAGAGAGCGAGGCCACCATGAAGCCCGTCGAAATCATCGAGATTGACGATAAAACCCGAATTGCCGTCTACCTAGACACCGATGCGGAAAGCCCCCTGACGTGGGGCACAGCGCTTACTGAGGACTCATTCGAGTACAAGCAGTGGGCTAAGGGCGAGGTCTACGGCGTCGTGATCGAGCAGCGGGTTGACTACTACGAACTGGACGACAACGGAGTCGCCACAGATCGCCCATGCTTGGAAGTGTGGGAGGAAACGGGAGACTCTCTGTGGGGATGCTACCTAGACGACACCTACACCGCCGAAATGGTCGCCAAAGAATACTTTGGCGTGGAGAAGAAGGAGCAAGCGTGACCGCCACAAAAGGCACCGCGATCTTGACGATCGGCAACGCCTACGCGCAACTGAAAGACGCGGGAAGGCAGATTGACGCCGAGCACAGGCTCATAAAAGAGCAGCGGCTCAAAGACATCGGGGTCGAGTTTGATCGGCTAGTGCTGAGAGCCAAGCAAGAAGGCGCCTCAATTAGCGCTATTTGTGAGGCAATGGGCACAAAAAACCGTCACCGCGTGCATGAGTCGATCAAAAGAGCGGAAGGGCAAGAGTAATGCCTAAAAAGATTTACAGCCCAGCGCAACTTGCGCATCTGAAAATGGTGTCCGAGATTCACCTGAAAAAGGTGAAGGCGAAAGCGTTGCTGCGCGCCGAGATTGAGGCGACACTCAACGACGCGCTCAACGACATTGCGCTGGAAGAATCCAGGGCGGCCAATGAGGCGATCAACGCCGGCGTGACGCGCACAGACGTAGGCCGCGCACTCGGCACAGCCAACTGGGAGAGCATTAAGAACATTTTGGCAAGGACGGAGAACACGTTCAAGGCGGAGGACTTCGACCCCAGAAACCAGAAGTTCACCCTCAACCCAGACAACACGATCACCGTCACCCTGACCACCGACGAAGTGCTCTGGGAGCAGGACAACTACATGGACGTCAAAAACCGGAACGTCCCGCACAGTGGCACATTCGAGAAGCACCCGGTCGGCGGTTGGCACTACAAGAAGCAGGACGGCGACCCGACATTCCAGGTCGACGGCCACGTAAACCCACTGACCTACTGGTCACGCCGGGCAGAAAACATTAGAGAGCTCACCGAGTGGGCTGAGAGTAGGGGGAGCAAATGACAACCTACAACTACGGCGACAAGGTGATTTTCACCGAAGGCGGAAAGAAGTTCGAGGCGGTAGTGGTCGAAGGACGCCACCCGGCAGACCTTTTTGCGGCAGAGATATTCTTTGGCGATCTTGAAGAGTATGAGGTGCTGTGCGTGAACGACGACGCAACCGCGTTGATGTTCAACACCGCTTACGCCCATGAGAATGAGCTCACAAAGATTGGAGACAGCGCATGACCAACTGGTACGAAGGCCAAAAGGTGATCTACCGGGCGGACCCCAAAAGTAACTCGACTCAAGAAGGGGCTGTCGTAAAAGTCGGTAGAACCCTTGTCCATGTAAAAATCTGGGAAGGCCACAAGCCGGTCACGTTCTACAAAGACACTGGCACACAGAGCGGAGAAGTGTACGGCTGGGCAGCCTCAATCACCACGCCAGAGCTTGAAGCCGAGAGAGACCGCCGACAGGCCGCGGTTGACGCGCTTTTTGTCGCCGGAATCGTGCCAGCGGGTTATGGGAAATTCCCCCAAACAACCGAAACCCTGGAGCAGATCGTTGAGCTCCTCGAAAAGAGCGGAGGCAACAAATGAACACAGTGAAAGCAACGGCCGTGTACCTACTCGTACTTGGCCTGATAATTGGATGGATTTACTGGGCGATTGTTGCCGGTGGGCAGGACGGGGATTACGGGCGGCTGGTTTGGTTGTCCCCAATTCTTCTCGTCTTGGCGGCCACCCTTTTTTACTACATAGTTATTGTCCCGATCGGGTGGTTGGCAGAACTTTTCGGAGGCAACAAATGACCATCGGCCACAGACATTTAGCGCTCAGGCACCTCGCCGCAGCTAGGCTCATTGACAACACCTCCAAGGACAGGGAGGTAGCCACCGCACAAGTCCACGCTACCTTGGCCCTTGAGAAGCAGGCGCTGATTGCGAACCTGATTGCGGTCACACGGGACGACGACTACCTCTCACAGGTACATCAGATGCAGGACGGGCCTCTCGTCGCAATCCGTGAAGGGTTGGGAATCTAATGTCACGCCGTCAAAACCGTACCCGCACGTTCAACAGGAACGCATATTGGCAAAGTCCCCCAGTTCACAACGCAAACCGCGCATGGCTGAAAAACCACCGCCGAAAGGAAGTCATTTGATGTTCTCTAGCCGCACACTCGCAGACCGGAACAGCGACCCCGCACCTTGGCTTGACTTGGTAACCGCTGGCGACAAGGAAGAGATTCGTTGGGGTGATGTCGACTGGTGGGGCAAGATGTATTACAAGTACGACCCTCGCCCCGAGTTCCAGTACGGCGCACTACCGGAGAACCCGATACTGGTGGCTTTCAGAGAAAAAAACCTAGATCTTAGTTGGTTCCTAAATGAGTACAACCATCCTACAGATTATTGGGTGTGGGAGTACGGTGTTGAGGAAGTCGACCACGCCACCCGAGTCCTCACCCTACTGTCCAAGATTGGAGCAAACAAATGAACCAACACGAGCTCCGCGCCAAAATGCGCAAGGCAGCGAAAGCGAAGCTTTACGCGCAGTCGGTACAGTATTCGGCGCGATACTGGTGATCGGCACACAGGGCACGACAAACAAAAAGAATTGCGAATTGAAGGAGGATTAGCATGTCATCACTACCCAAAATGCGGACACAGGAGGATGTGACGCGGGAGACCGTCGAGAAGTTGCAGAACGGCAGCGAACGGGTAAAAGCGTTGACCCTTTTGGGCGCAATGTTTGGTCACGAGTACAAGAACCTGCCGACAACAGACGATCACGACAAAATCGCGCAGGAAGCGCTCAGCGACTTCCGGCAGTCGAACTTCTCACAGGCAGCAAGCGCCGTGGACTCCCTGGTCAAGATCGTTGACTTCTACAAGGGGTTGGCCGAGAGCTTCCATGGCGACCTAACAGGGTTTGGCGCGGTGGTTGACGAGCATGGTTCGATCACCACCGAGCCATTTGTCATTGTTGACCCGCACAATCAGGTCTTGCTCGGCAAGGTGGAGGTCATTGAGTACGAAGAGCAAGACATGCCCTCGCTCTGGGAGGGCTACATCAAGCCCTATCTCCCGATTGCCACCGAGCGAGAGCATAACTGGATTGCCGCAGAGTTCGCGGAACAGATTTCCAAGGAAGAGGAGGAAAACTAATGGCAACAAGCTACAGTGACCGCGTGGAGGCGGCGCGGAAAGTGCTCGCAGAGTACGGCACACAAAGGCCAAACACGATCACAGCCTCAGGCACAGACAGCAAGACGGGCGAACCAGTAAAGCCATACAGCATCAACGATGTGGCCGCAAAAATGGCCGAAGCCCTCCGCGCCATGATCGAGTCGGAAGAGACAACCAAAACCCCATCTGAGATTGCTCAGCGAGTTTGGAGCGACGGGATGAAGAGCGAGAACTCGATTCAAGACCTTTTGGTGAAGGCCGTCGAAGCCGGAATCCAGGCCGCATGGAACTCATGGGAGAACGAGGATCGCGAGCCAGAGCCTGAGGAACCCATCGACTTGAGTCAATACTCAATCCCCGGTTTCGGCAACATGCAGGATGCATTGGACAGCCTGACGATTCGACCAGTAAAGTGAACGGTCCAGCGATCGGCAGGGCTCACGTCCCCCACAAAGGAATGGGAACAGTTTACGCCGACAGCCCCGAATCGGAGAGCCTTACGGTAGTGTTGGACAAGACAAGCGAGCGGGTGTTCATCCGCCGCACACGAATTGAGTGGAGGAAAGCATGATGGATTACGCAGAACAGGCAGCAGAAAAAATGCTGAACCAGTACGAGCAGGAGAACGGCGAGAAAACATTCATTCCCGCCTCGCTGGTAGAGGACGACCTGCGCGTGTGGATTGCGGATGGTGTGCGCGTTGGCTTCAACCTTGCGCGCAATGCCACCGTGGGCGCCGAGGAGGTTGCCGACAGGGCAGAGCTTGAGGCGATTGTGGATCGCTGGGACGTGAACGGCCACGACCCTATTGGCGAGTTTGACGCCCTCGTAGACACCCTATGGGCGGCAGGGTACCGGAGGCAGAAGTGAAAACCCAAGTCACCGTAGCCACTCTCAGCGGCATCCCCCAGACTGTCGAGGTCGAGAGCATTTTCCCGCTGACTGATGAATGGTACAGCCGAAACGGATTGGAGAAATCATGAGCGAGTTCAAGAAGGGCGACCGGGTGAAGATTGAGTTTGAAGGGGTGATTATTGGCCGAGGGCTTAGCGGCAATTGGGTGGTTGAGTTGCCCGATGGTGAGCATCGCGGAATCCCTGATTCGTACCTCACCAAACTCCATGAACCCCTGCCGACGAGTTCCTATGCAGTGATTCGGATTGTCGAGAACGGAGATTACCCCCGTGTATTCGAACTGACTGGGCTCGCCGTTTGGCGTGAAACCGGCAACAACTCCCCATTCGAAGCAGAGCGCATCCAAGCGCTTGCCGATGAGCATGGCTTCACCGTCTTGTATGCAGGTGATGACGAATGAGCGCCGAACAACGCACGCTTGAGGAAGCAATCGCAGAGCTACGGAAATGGTCTTCGGGCGACGCAACCTATTGGAATGACCTTCACGGTTCGGTCACTGGTGATTACGCGAACCAGTGGATAAACACCGCAAACGCGGACAATGCCCAAAAGATTGCATTGGCGGCAGAAGTAATGGGTCTAGCGGCAATTCGGCAGAAGGAAGCAGCGGAGGACATGCACGCATGAGTACCGAACAACGAGACAAGGCGGCGTTGGTCTTGCATGAAGCAAAGCGTGTACGCGACCGACTGGTTCGTGAAGCCAACAAGCCGCTTGATATTGAGATTGTGGGGTCGATGGGGCAGATGATCGACCTTCTCGAAGATGCTCACGCCGCAACCATGCCCGACCGTGGGGCTGTCGAGAAAGTCTTGCGCGCCAATGGGCTGAGCGACGAACCGGCAGAGTTCGATTCCAACATCCACTCGTGGCGGTGTGGGCACCCCGACATTTACGGCAAGTGCTCATGCTTTCAGGAGTTGGCGGCTGAGCTTCTGGCGTTGTTGAACAAGGAGGACTAATGACTAACGCACAAAAGATTCAAGCGTGGCGGGTTGCGAACCCGGACACGCGACTAAACGAAAAGCTTCTGCTGGAGATTCTGGGGCTGAAAACACTGCGGGGTGCCAACCTGCGGGGTGCCGACCTGTGGGGTGCCGACCTGCGGGGTGCCAACCTGTGGGGTGCCAACCTGTGGGGTGCCGACCTGTGGGGTGCCGACCTGCGGGGTGCCAACCTGTGGGGTGCCGACCTGCGGGGTGCCAACC